GGCGTGCTCCGGCGGCACCGCCGCGCCCGGCTCGAAAGTCAGGCGCTCGCCGTTGTCCAGCGTCAGGACGCACTTCGTGTGGAAGGTCCGCATGGCCGTCTCCTCAGAGGCCGTCAGCATAGCCGACGGTTTCCGGATACACGAACTCGACGGCGCCCAGGCGGCCGAAGTAGGTCGTGAGCTGGCGCAGGTCGCGGTACTCGAGCGGCGTGCGCTGGAGCGGCACCAGCGGGAAGCGGACGCGATCCTCGGCCTGCGAGTACGCCACCATGCGGTTGGTGCTGCCGACACCGCGACCGGTCAGCCACTTCAGCGGCTGGATGTCCAGCGGACGGCCGTTGATGCTGTTGCAGAGGCTGTTCACCTTCAGGAATTCCAGCACCGAGATGTTGCCGGCCGACGAGATCAGCGTGGAGACCAGGCGGCTGTAGTTCACCGGATCGACCAGCAGCTTCGACGGGCACACCGCCCAGGCGGACGCCGTCCAGACGTTGTTCAGCAGCGTATTGACGTCGTTCAGGATTTCCTGCGGCGTCTTGTTGGCCCACAGCGGCGACGCGCTGGCGCCATTGACGACGTTGGTCGCGGTGACCAGCGGCGAATTCACCAGGCCGAACAGGTTCAGCGCGGTGTCACCGATGTACACCTGCTCGTCGATGTCCATCTGGTACTTGAGCTGCATCGCGCTGAACTTCTGCTGGTCGATGGGGCGGCCCAGCTTCTGCGCGCTCTCCAGCTCCGGGATCGTCCAGCCCAGCTGCATCGCCCAGAGGGGCAGCGGGCTGGTGGTCTTGCCGAGGTCCAGGCTGATGCCGGTGATGGCGTTGGCGTCCTTGCCCACCCAGGCCTTGCCGGAACCCGGAACGCCGTTGGCAGCGGCGAAGCTGGAGTTGGTGAAGCTGGAGAACTCGTCGGCGATGCTCACATCGCTGCGCAGGTCGATGTCGCGCGACCAGGTGACGGCCGCCAGCGGCTCGTGGATGCGCGGGTCCAGACGCTCCAGCTCGCCGACCAGGAAGACGCCGGCCGAGTCGATGGTCTGCGCATCGAAGGTCATCAGACCGTCGCGGAATTCCACGCGGCCGCGACGACGGGTGATCACGGACGGAGCCGGGATCGGTGCGAGAGCCGCGCCCAGAGACGCGGCCAGGATGAGTTTGCTCATGATGTGGGCTCCGCTCAGATGTTGAAGGCGATTTCGACGTTGCCGGAGGCGTCCGCCGCCGACATGAAGATGCAGCCGGCCACCGCGATGGTGTTGGTGCTATCCGCCGCCGCCTCGATGCCGCCGATGGGCTTGCCGGCCGCAGCCGCTGCGACGCGGATATAGACCTGGCCACCGGCCTGCGGCGTGCCGGCGTTGTTCTTGACGTTGGCGTAGCCGCTGCGCAGCACGTCGGCCAGACCGGTGGTCGGCGGCACGCTGGTGCCCAGCGGGTCGCTGGCGTTCGCACCGGTGATCGGGAACGGGCGGACCAGCAGGCCATACACGGCGCTGGCGGCGTCACCGCTTCCGACCGGGACGAACTTGTTGCTGGCCAGCTTCCCGAACAGGCCGTAGCCGGCGAACGGGAGGGAGGCGTTGAGAACCTGCGGCTCGATCTTGGCGGCGGACTGGCGGGTCACGTCGCCCGGGATGCCGGCAGGCATGCGGTACTGGTATGCAGCCATGGTGATGCTCCTCGGGTTAGCGGGCCTTCGCCCAGAATTCGCGATTGCGCTCGTTGATGGACTGCGGGTCAGTCGCCCGGCCGAAGTCCTTCGTGTGGAGGCGGTCGTTGCCGCGCTGCGCGTCGTTGTTCTTCACGCGTGCCAGCTCGGCGGCACCGGTGAAGACGGCAGCCAGCGCGTCACCGGTCAGCGCCTTGACCTCGCGGCCGGCCAGGAACGGCGCGACGCAGGCCTTGCCGCTCTCGCTCGCCATGGCCGTGGTCAGGGCGTTGCGCATCAGCGCGTCCACCACCTGGGTGGCGGCGCTGTCACCGGTCGGGATCTGGATGCCCGGCGCCAGGATCTCGGAGCGCGCGACGACGGCCTTCAGCGAGTCGCCGGACAGCACCTTGCCCTTGGCTTCGCTGTTGGTCTCCGCCGGCTCCGGGGTCAGCACCTCGTCGCCGGTCGCCTTCTTGCCTTCGTCGCCCTCGTCCTCTTCGTCCGGGTCGGCGTCATTCGCGCGCGCCTTCAGCGCGGCGACATCGGCGGTCAGGGTCTTGAGCTGGGCGTTGATCGAGGCCAGAACAGCGGAGTCGCCGGTCGGCTTCTTCTTGCCTTCCCCCTCCTCCTCGTCGCCTTCCTCGCCGTCCATGTCTTCCATCTCGGCCTTGATCGCCTCGGCATCCTGCGCCTTCACGGCGGTCATCAGCCGGTCCCAGAAACTGCGCTTCTTCTTCGTCGTCATGTCAGGTACTCCGTCTTGAATTGAACAGCGCGGGCCGGCGCGGCCTCGCTCCACCAGCGCGACGTGGTTGCCCACGATGTTGAGCTGACGCCCGCGCCCGGGTGCCAGCTGTTCGTACTCGGCCTCGTAGCCGGCGCTCACTTCCGGCAGGTCCCGATTCACGTACTCGATGCCGTCGGCGTCGGTGATCACCAGATCCGCCAGCACGAGGTCGTCCTCGATGCCGTCACCGCGCCGCACGTTCTGCACGAACCCGATGGTCAGGTTTCGCCAGTTCTCCGGCGTCACGAAGCTCTCCGGGTGATTCACGGTGACCGGCTTGCCTTCGAACGACTTCAGCGTGTCGTCGCGGAACACCTGGTCGGCCTCGCGCTCGATCCGGATCAGGCCGTCCGGGCCGGCGTCCAGCGGCACTTCGGCGGCGGTGTAGAGCTGCACACCGGTGCGCGCGATGGGCACGTCGTGGCAGACGAGGAAGCCCTCGGGCGTCGTGCTGCGCTTCTGGCCGAGCTGGTTGGTCGTGTAGTAGCGCCCGCGGTCAATCACCTGCACCGCGCGGCGGTCAGCGGTTCGGGTCATGGGGTGCTCCGGAAATGAAAAAGCCCGCGCGGGGCGCGGTTTTGTTGCTAACGCTTAAGTTCCCAAAACACAGAAGGGAATATCGATCCTGTCCTGAGAGAGAGGACAAGCAGTCCCGCGTCAACATCAATGCTAGACGGCGACTCGGCGCACACTCGCAGGCCGTTTCGTTGCAGCCGATACACGGACCACGATTGCGGCAGCGGTACTGCCAGCGACAGCGATGCAGTGCAGTCCTGCACCTGTATCGGGTAGTCGCCGCCGGTGGCAACCGTCTTGCGAGTTCCGTCCGTGAATGTCATCCCGGTGTTCTGCGCGTCCGCCGCCAGTCCCACCAGCAAGCGCGATGACGTTGCTATCGGCTGTCCGTCCAGTGACGTGACGAACACGCTTGCATCCGTCGTCAGCGACAGAATCTCAACTGCCCCTAACGTTGTCGGCAGCGATGCACCCCAATGCGAGTAGAACACCGTGCGTGCCGTGTTGATGAAGGCCCGTTTCAGTCGGCGCGAGAAACCCCATTCGAGGTTGCCCGCGACGACAACGTTTGCGCCTTCCGACCACGTGCCTGCTGTCATCGACCCCGATGCGGCCGTGAAGTTGGCCGTCACCTGAACGTAGTCGCCGGTGCCCTTGGTCACAACGAGCGGTGCATTGCGCAGCGACGTGCCCGGCCAAGTTCCGGCGCTGCCGGTTATGTTGCTGATGAATATCACGTCACCAGTTGCCAACGTGTTGCCGGTCAGTTGCAGTACGGGTGCGCTGGTCGTCGCAGTCAAACCTCCAACCGTTCCGGTGAGCGCAATCGCTGCGATGCTGCCGCTGTTGGCCGCTACTGAGACAGCGGTCGGGTGGCTGCCGGAAATCGCCCCGTCTGCAATCGCCTCGGTGCAAAGTGTAGATAGCTGCTTCGGCGTCCATGTCGAGGCCAGGCTATCGTCTGTGGTGTCGTCCGTCCAATCGACGCCCGCACGCCGCAAAGCGCTGATGAAATAGAGCGGCTGGAGCAGCGAATAGACCGCACGGAACGCACGACCGGCATTGATCGGATTCACGCCCCAGTGACGTTCGTTGAGCACCAGCGACTGGCGATATGTCGCATTCATGGGCGACACATCGCCGCGCAACATGATCGCGTTGAGCAGCACCCGGACGAAATCCTGCGTCGGATTCCCAGGGTTGTGGTACGGCTCTATTCTGCGCAGCCGGTTGCCGTGGGTTGTCGTGTCGTTGTAGTAGCGCGGGGAGAAAAAATCGCCCTGACTGAAGTGAGTCATGTACTGGCAGTCATGCCCGCGCGCGACCGCCGCGATGACCGGGAACTGTGCCATGTACTTGCACCATGCCGGCCAGCCCCACTCGGACGCCACGAACGGCTTTCCGCTGTTGAGCAGAGGCGTCATCAGGACTGCGTTTTCGTACTCGGTCAGCGCTGTGTTGTTGCCCTGAAGCTGCGTGCTCCCCGCATTGATCGCGTCGTTGATGACGGTCGTGTACATGTGCGGCGCGTACACGTCGTTGATCGCATGCTTGCCGTATCCGCGCGCCTCAAGCAGCGTCGTGTAAATCTCACTCCAGAACGTCAGCCCCTGGAAACCGAGCGCAGACAACCGCGCGCTGTACCACGCAGCAAGGTCGTCTTCCAGATACTCGCAATACTTCAGCACGTCGATGTTTTTGCGCGTGCTGCTGAACGACGTGTTGAGCGGCTGAACCGCATCGGCAGCGGCAGCGGCAACACTGGCATGCGCGGTGCCCCATGCAGTGTTCAGCGCAGCCACGTCCGAGTATCCGCTCTTGCTGCTGTCGGCCAGCCACTCGCCCCACGTCAGCGCAGCAGAGGTCGCACCAGTCGTCCGCGTCTTCCAGACATTCGGGAATGCAACCGACGCGCAGAACGTCGTGCTCTGCTCGTTGTAGACCGCGAGGAACAACAGCGCCGGGTCTTGCAGCATCACTATGCCGGTATATGCGTTCCGTCGGTTCAGGAGCGCGTTGATACCAGCCAGCCAGTTGTCGCGGATGTTCTGCTCGGTGTAGATGCGTGGTTTCGCGGAAGTGTCGGCCGTGTAGCTGAACCTGTTGGTCGCGCCATCCATGTCGACAAACAGGTTGTAGGACATCACGTTGATGACCCAGTAGATGCCGTTCGCCTTCAGTTCCGCGAGGAAGTAGTCGAACAGGTCAAGCCGCGCCGGATCAAACGTGGCAGCACCATCGACCCCGGACATGAGCCAGTTCTCGACCCCGTGAATCCGGATTGCGTTGTAGCCTGCGCGCGCAAGGTGCTGAGCGGCTGCCCGAATCGCAGCGCGGTCGTTCGGCACCGGCTGATAGGCTGGATCGGGCGGCCACGTCGCTGCGTTGAACCGCACCTCAACGCCGTTCTCAATCAGCTTCGTTCCGCTTGTCGTGATCCATCCGCGCGCGCCGGCCGGCACCGTAGTCTGACGCCACGACGACATGTCGAGCGCAGTACCCTCTGCAATATGCAGCGTCTCGTCGAGGATTGCCGTCCAGGTTCCAGTCGCCGCCTGTTCTCGGTTTCTCAGCGACGCGGAGTTGGGGACTATGGGACCTGGGAGAAACATCAAGCACCCGCGATCAGCGTAACAACGAACGAACGCAGAACAACGGCTTCGCCTCCTGCCGTCGTCAGATCGCTGGTGATCTGCAAGTATGTGTCGGTGCTGTCCAGGTTACTGACCGTAGTCAGCACGCTGTTGCTGTTCTGCGTACCGAAGCCGACCGAACCCTGAATCGACTGTGTGCGGACGCTGGTCGATGAGACACGGCGGAGCTTGTATTCCGCATTCAACTGGATATTCGTGGTTGCGAGACCGGATGTGCTGAGCCCAAGAGACGACCCGAGAACTAGCGGCGCTGTGCCCAACAAAATGTCCGTTTGATCCGTGTCGGCCGTACCTCCGGTGCGGTCTTTGTCCCACTCGATCTCCAGACGATCGCCGTCCTGCCACAACCCTGCTTGCAGCGTGCAGAAGTCCATGACGACCTTGGCGGCCTGGTTGTTGTTTACGTTTTCCGCTGTGAGGTTCTTCAGTGTCACACGACCACCGTAGGGCCGCCAGCGACCACCGGTGTAGTACCAGTACGAACCACCGCCGACACCAACATCGGTGAAAAAAGCAAAACCGGCAGACTGCGCAGCTGCGCGGTTTGCCCATGTCGTAGTAACAACCGCGGCTCTCACCACTGCACCAGCGTAGTCCGCATCCACCGGCGGAATTCGCTTAGAGTCTGCCGGGTTCGCCGTGGTCGGGAATCCCGGGTACGCGGCGCCAGCATCTGTATAGGCCACCAGTACGCCAGCGTTGAATAGAGCGATCAGGACCGCGCTGTCGTCGATGTACTGAATCCTTGAATCGTCCAGCGACGTCCGCTGCCCCGGCGGCAGCTGCACCTGCTCACCGGTGCGCAGATTCATCACGACCAGCGACTGGCCCGTGTTGGCGATCAGCATGGCGTTTCCTTTCAGTCAGGAATGACGGGCTCCGCGTAGCACCTGCAGTTTGGCAGGCAGCCGGCGTGTCCCCGGAGGTTGTCGAGAGTCGGCGGCTCGCCCCAGCGGACGAACCTGCCGTTCATGGTCTTGTGAGACGCGCGCACGTCGCCATCGCGGGCGGTGCGCCAGATGTATCCGGTGGAGCCCGCGTTCTCCGCCCGGGCTTGGGTGAGGACGCTGGATGAGCGCGCCACCTCTGTGCGGGCGATCAACATCGCCCTGCTCTCTGCGACCGCGCCGCTGCGCATGATCTCGGCGGCGATCTCTTTGGCCCGGGTGCCGTCTTCCAGCCCGCGGATCGTCAGCTCATGCACGCGCTGCGCGGCTTCCAGCGGCAAGCTCTTGATCAGCGTGACCTGCTGGCCCAGCAGCTCCTTCATGCGCTCGCCAGTCGGCGCCTCCAGAATCTCGCGGCGGATCTCGGTCTGCATCTCGGCGGTGAGCGACCGCCAGTTCGCGAGGTCGCGGGCATTGACGTCCGACAGCATCCGCTGCGCCACGCCCAGCGCCCACGGCGTCAGCGCCTCGGCGTACCGGCGCAGCATGTCTTCGATGGTGGGCAGTGCCTGCGGGTCGCCGGCCGGGAATGCCTTGATCAGCTCGCCCACCTGCCGCGCCAGCATGCGCAGGCTGCGGCCGTACTGCTCCTCAGCCCGCGTTGCCTTCTGCGGCGCCCCGCGCTTTTTCCTGTCCAGCGTCAGGACCAGCGGCGCTGGGATCGTCTGAGCCGGCATCGTTCTTCCCTTCCTGTCCGGGCGCACCGGGTGTGCCGGGCAGCCCCTCACCAGCCATCGGCGGCGGCTCGTCCTCGGCCTGCTGGATCAGCTCGTCGCTCACGTTCGACCAGGCGCCGGTGGTGCTCGCCATCTGGCGCAGCTCGCGCAGCGCCGTCGGCTTGTCGATGATCTGGCTGTCGTAGGCCGCCACCACCGCCGCAGTGCGCTGATTCGTGACGGTCGCCTTCTGCTCGTCGGTCATCTGCCAGAGCGCGGCGAACTCGATTTCCCAGTCGTCCGGCGGTTCTTTCCCGAACACCGAGCGGTGCAGCAGGCCGTAGATGCGCTCCACGCCGGCGCGCAGCCGCGCTTCCTGCTGAGCGCGCACGTTGTCGTAGTAGTTGCGCAGGTCCGACTCGCCGGTCGCGTTCAGGCCGGCCGGCGACTGCCCGAAGAGGCGCACCAGCGGGATGCCGGTCGCGCCGCTGATCTGCTGCCCGAATTGCAGCAACAGGCTGTCCAGACCCGAGAACGTGTAGGTGTCCGACTGGAACTCGTCCTTGGCGTCCAGCAGCGTCAGGCCTTCGTTCGACTGGTAGCGGCGGATCATTTCGATGTTGGCCACCAGGCCATCAAACGCCTTGCCACCCACCGAGATCAGCTCGCGCAGCCCCTCGATCTTGATCGTGCGCAGGTGCGCCTTGTAGACCAGCTGCGACGCGCCGGCGGTTGCGCTGTCGAACGGCACCAGCCGATCCCACAACCGCTCCACCACCGACTGGCCCCAGCCGTTCTCCGCGATGCGCTGCCAGTACGGCAGCTCGATGCCATCAAGCCGGATCACCCGGCTGTAGTGGATGCGCATGCCCATCAGGCCGGAGGCGTCGGGCAGCACGTCGTAGAACTTCGGCTTACCCAGATCGGGGCCAAAGTCCGTCACCAGATTCTGAAGGCTCGGCTGCACCATCCAGCGATCGAGCGGCAGGACGCCCCGGAACTGGTCCTTGCCGACCGTCTCCATGCGCAGCGGCGTGTCCATCTTCTGTCCGTCGATCATCAGCACGCCCAGTGCGCCGCCATACAGCCGTGACCACTTCACGACCTCGCACAGCTGCGGCCAGATGCCGAGACGGCCAGCTTCCTTCTCCAGCCGCTGCTGATCGTCCGGCTCCAGGTCCGACTGGATCTCGACGCCCTCTCGCGTCATGTCCTCGGCGACGGTGTCCACCACCTGGCCGACGATCCAGCTCGATCGATACGCGAACTCCAGCTGGACGCGGTTGCGGCTGACCGGGTTGAACCCGTACTTCGCGCCGTCATTCGCGCTGCCGGCACCGACGCCGGTGCGGGTCATGAAGTTCTGGAAGCTGTCTCCGGTGCGGACGCCGATACCGGCATCGCGCGCCACGGCACGCAGCTTCTGACGGCGGGCACTCTGTCGGCTCATGCTTCTCATCCTTCCGCCAGACGTGCAAACACCTCGAGGACGTTGCCTGCGGCCACCATGTCCTTCAGCGCGTCACACATCGGGTCAATCTGGTCGTCGTGGGCATGCGTGTCGTTCGGCGTGAATGCCTCGCACTCGGCGACGAACTCTGACACCCACGGCGCTTCCTCGGGCAGGTAGGCCCGCCCTGACTCGACGTAGCCCTGAACGTCCATCACCCGGGTCAGCTTGTCGACGTGACGCTCGATCGGCAGGACCGGAATGTTGCTGGTCAGGGAAAGATCCTGAATCAACCCGGTACCGCTGGCCTTGTCTTCGACCATCAGCGCACGAAGGCCGCCGTATTGCACCGTGTCCCAGGCGTTGTGCTTCTCCCAGAAATCGACGGTGCGCCGCTTCAGCTCTGGCGCCATCCACTTCCCGCGGATGAGATCGATGAGGTACGCGTTACCGTCCTCGCCTCTGCCCCAGCACTCCAGCACGCTGAAGTCGTTGTGTTCCCTGGTCTTCTGCGCCGTGTCGGCGTAGATCTTCCGGTACGTGATCCGCGGCAGCGTCCGGTACCGGCGGAACCATTCGCCTCGCAGCAGGCCACCACCGAGCGGCGCGGGCCGCTGCTGGTACTGGGCGGCATACACGTAGCTGCTCGCTGACTTCAGCACCGCCAGCGCGCGTTCGTCGTGCTTCTCCGGCCACAGCGCCGCACCGATCTCTCGGCCCAGCGGGTCGTCATCGCTGTCGCACTCGGCCGGCAGGGTGACGCGCTCCCACTGCTCACCATTCCCGCCGCCGATCAGCCAGCCCGCCAGGTCCTTTTCATGGACCCGCTGCATGATCAGGATGATCGGCGTGTTGGAAGGATCGTTCTTCCGAGACTCCAGCGTGTTCTGAAACCAGTCGATGACGTTCTGTCGCATGACATCGCTGGTCGCCTCGTCCGGCTTGTGCGGATCGTCGATGATGATCGCGCCGCCGAATCCCGGCCGATGCTTGCCCGCACCGTAACCGGTGATCGTGCCGCCCGCGCCAGAGGCATAGACGATGCCATTCGCGGTGGTTCGCCACTCGCCCTTCGCGCTGCTGTCCGTGCGCAGTTTCGTGGCCGGGAAGATCTCCTGATAGGCCTCATGCTGGATCAGCTCTCTCGCCACCCAGGCATTGTTCGTCGCCAGCGCGCCGGAGTAGCTGGTCATGATGAACTCGCTGTCCGGCACCTTCCCAAGGCACCAGGCGACCCAGTTGATCACCAGCTCCGTCTTCGAATACCGCGGCGGGATGTTGATGATCAGCCGCCTGCACTCGCCGTTGAACACCCGCTCCAGCGCCGCGCAGATCACGCGGTGGTGCGGGGCTCGCATCCACTTGAAGCCCTTGCGCTGCAAGAACATCCAGCGGGCGAAGTAGTACAGGTCCTCTCGCGCCATCTGCGCCGCAGCGAAGCGCTCGTCCTCGCTGAACTGGCGCATGGTCACACCTCGTCGGCCATCCCCTTCGCGATCTCGCGGAACTGCTCAGGGGTCATCGTCACGGCCTGCACCGGCCCTCCGTTCGGCCCGCTGTGCTCCACCTTGTCCTTGAACATGCCGAAGTGCCGGCCCAGCAGCTCGAGGTTCTTCACCTTGTCCGGCCACTTGATCTTCTTCAGGATGCCGATCATCTCCCGCTGCTCGCCGCGGCCGTCGAACATCTCGGCCAGGTCGAACCCGCTCAGGTACTGGCGCCAGACCTTCGGCCACTCGCTCACCGGCTTGATCGCCATGTCGTCGTCCATGATGTCCAGAACGTCCATCTGGTCGATTTCGATCATGCGCTTCAGCACGTAGTCGGCATCCACCTCGGCGCGCTCTGCGCGCGCCTTCTTGGCCTCGGCGATGGCGGCGGCCACTTCAACATGTCTCAACAGCCGTTCGCCCTGAGAGTGCGCGGTCTTGGCGCTGTAGCCGGCGCGGGTTGCTGCCTGGGTGGCGTTCAGGTCGATGAGGTACTCATCAACGAATCGCTGCTGCTTCGGTGTGAGGCTCATGTCGGCACCCTCTCGGTGTCCGCATGCACTGCGGCTGCCATCTCGGCATGGAGAAACCCGCCTGGTGCGCATCGCCCTATCGGGCCAGCACTACCGCGTTCTCGCAGCGCTCTATGCGTGGCGGGTGTTGTTGGAGCGGCCAGAGGGAGTCGAACCCGTCTCTACGCGGCTTGGAAGGCCGGCGGCGCACCATGCGCTTGACCGCCTCGTGAGGCGGAAACGAAAAAGCCCGCGATCCTTTCGGATGCGGGCTTTCTGGAAATTCTGGACGAGCGAGAGCGAAGCGGGTCGATGCTCTTGCATCACTTCGGTATCGGCGCCGGGACTGACCGGCGCGCTTATTGCATCGGAATGTAGCCCACGTAGAGGCGAAAGACAAGGCTCAGCCGTAGACCTTGCCCCGTGACTTCTCAGCCGCTCGGTGCGCGTTGCAGTCCATCCACTCCGCCACGGATCGCGCTGCATCGCGCATGGCACCATCCAAACCAAAGTCGACGGAAAGAGAGCCCGTGCCACGGCAGGGCTGACACGCCGAATCTGACAGGTAAGGCGTGCCTGAAATGGTCTGGTACCGGCGACCTTGGCAGGCCGGGCACACTGGGAGCAGCCAGGCGCGCAGGATGCGTTCCGAAAGTTCGTGCTGCTCCCGCTCACCAGGTTTGTCCTTCACGTCGCGCAACGAGTATCGGACACGCACGGCTACCGCGGACAGGCAGAACGACCACTCGTGCCGGTCCATGCTGTCGCGCAGCCTGAGTAGCGCCATTCCGACTGCCTCGCTTGTGGCGACCATTCCGGCAGCAGCCAGCACGGACACGTCAGTGAGCTTGTCCGGCTGGTCGGCGAGGTTGCTGGACTGGCGCGCAGAGGCCATGCGGGCGCGGATGGTCATGCCACCTCCCTGATTTCGATCACAACGCCCGGCGAGCTCAGCGCCTCCGGGTCTTCTCCGGGATACACCTTGGCCAGGCGCGAGTACTCGACCACCCGGGCGTCGTCGGCCCAGATGCCGGCATCCGACAGCGCGTCCTCGGTGGAGCGCGCCAGCTTCGAGAGGTCGGGCGTGCGCATCGGGTACGTGCGCCGGCGCTTCGGGGCGCTCTGCGGCTTCGGCAGCGTGAAGACCATGCGCACCACGACCGGGGCGTCGATCGGCCGGCCACCGGACACGGCGAGGAGCTGCTCGGCAGCCGCCTTCACGTCCTGGCGCCACGGCCGCACCTTCTTCGACGACTCCGTGAGGATCGCCCGGCCGGCCTTGCTCATGCCCTTGAACGACTTCGACCCCTGCGGCGCCGGCATGCCGCGCACCTGAAGGCGGATCACTCGGCCGGCTTCTTGCGCGCCTTCCAGCGCTCGAACACCGCCGCCCTGACCTGCTCCAGCTCCTGTGGCGACATCCTGGCCGCCAGCGCATCCCGGACGTGCCGCGGCTGCTCCGAAATCCATCTGATCCTGCATTCCCAACACCCCTGTCGATACCATCCCGAAATCCCTCCATGCGCCGCGTCGTACGCGCAGCAGTCGCAGTCCTCTACCGCCATCGGCTCGCCATGAAATCCGCGCTCAGTCGCACAACGCGCCCTTGCGCGAGTTCCTGACCTTCGGCTCAGCTGACCGCTCTGCCGCCTCGCGGTAGGCATCGCGGTCTGCGTTGCCGTAGAAGACCGTGCTGCCGTCCCACGCCAGCGGCGTGAATCCGCCGGCCTGCCCATTGCGCTGCTTGAGCCACAGCAGCTCGGCCAGCCCCTTGTACGGGCTGTCGTCGAAATAGACCTCGTCGCGGTACAGACCCCACACCACGTCGGCGTCCTGCTCGATCTCGCCGGAGTCGCGCAGGTCGCTCATGACCGGCCGCTTGTTCGGCCGCTGCTCGACGCCCCGGTTGAGCTGCGAAAGCGCGATGACAGGCACACCCAGATCCTTGGCTAGCGCCTTCAGTCCGCGGCTGATGCTGCCGACCTCTTGCGTGCGGTTATCGCCCTCGCCGCGCATGAGCTGCAGGTAGTCGATGACGATCAGGCCAAGCCCGCCCATGCTCCGCTTTGCCTGCCTGGCCTTCGTGCGGATGTCCCACAGCGTCAGCGCGGCCTGGTCATCGATCGCCAGCGGCATCTCGTGGATGCGCGACAGCGCTGCCGTCATCCGGCCCCAATCTGCATCGTTCGGCACGCGCTCACCGATCAGAGCTGCCATCGGAATCCGGCCCATGCAGGACAGCAGGCGGTCACCCAGCTGCTCGGCCTGCATCTCCATCGAGGACACCAGCACCGGCGCGCCTGTCTCGGCGACATTCGCGGCGATGCGCAGCGCGAGTGCGGTTTTCCCCATGCCCGGCCGGGCCGCGAGGATGATCAGGTTGCCCGGCTGCAGGACGCGGCCGCGAGCATCGATGTCCGCGAAGCCGGTCGAAAGCCCCGGAGGTGCATCGCTGTCGTACTGCGCCTGAATACGGTTGATGCACTTGACCATCACCTCCTGCACCGACCGCGGTTCGCGCGAGGTCCCCGAGTCGCAGAGCTCCATGACCCGGGCCTGCGCGAACTCCAGCTTCTCGGAGGTCTCGCCGGCCTGCATCGCACGCTGCGCGATCTCGTCGCCGGCCGTCATCAGCGCGCGCAACACGGCACGGTCGGTCACCGTCTCGGCGTAGCGGTGGATGTTCGCCGCGCTCGGTGTGTTGTTCGCGATCTCGCCCAGGTAGGCCAGACCGCCGACACGCTCTGCCTCACCGGACTGCTCCAGCGCATCGAACACCGTGATGACGTCGGCCGGCTTGCCCGCCGTGATCAGCGCGCAGATGGCGACGAAGATGCGCCGGTGGTCGTCCCGGAAGAAGTGCTCCGGGCGCAGTGACCCGATGCGGTCGATGGTGCCGTTGTCCAGCAGCAGGCCACCCAGAACGGACTGCTCGGACTCGATGCTGTGCGGCGGTAGCCGGATGTCGTCACGCTGCATGCTCGCCTCCCGATGCGTGCAGCCGCTGCGCCTGGATGCCAACGGTCGTCAGCTCGTAACCGCCGTCCGGCTTGGCGTACCAGAGCCGGTAGTAGCCCTTCTCGACGTAGGCGAGGAAGTGCCTACGCCAATCGGCCTGCAGCCGCGCATGGTTCGCCCCGGGCGGGAGGTGCTCGCGCTTGAAGTGGTCCCAGGCGAGCTGGACGAACTCCATCGGCAACCCCGTCGCTTCCACGTACTCCAGCAACGGCGCATAGGCGCTGACAGCCTTCTCGCCGGCCTGCTGGCAGCGATCGAGGAAGGTCTTCAGGGCGACGCGCGGTTTGCGTTCCCGCTTGTTCGACGGCAAAGCCGATGACGGCTCAGCCCCCCCGGCACGGGGGGGTTGGGGGGGTAAGGTTTTCTCTGTATCTGAAGATGAAGATGAAGGGGTTGGACTTTGCTTGCTGGTTTGCTTAACCAAATGCTTATCCTCTTGCTTAAGCAAATTCGGGTTACCGCCCAACCTTCCGGAGGCTGCGCGAACGTCACGGATATGCTCGTCCTTCCGCATGCGGCGGCTGAAGATGCATCCACGATCATCACGTGAGAACACGCCGGCCTCCTCCAGCTCAGACAGCAGGCGATTCACAACGGGCACGGATTCTCCGACGCTACGGGCTATGTGCTGAGCGGTCATCGGCTTTCCAGCAACGATGAGGACGCCGTATTCCTCGCTCTCGTGTGCGATGCACATCATCTCGATCCAGAGGCCGCGTGCCGACAGTGAGCAGATGGACAGGGCGGGATCCTTTCGCCAGTCCGCCGGGTAGAACTGAAACGCTGGGCGCTTCATACGCCGCACCTCTGAGCGATCTCGCGCATCGCCTGGGCGTACTCAGCCGGCGTCGCGTTCGGATGCTGCGCGATCCACTCGGCCTTCATTCGTTCGTAGTCGTGCATGCTCACGCAGCGTCCTTGACCTCGAACGTTGCAAACAGGTCAGGAATGCTCATCTCGCGCTCGGCCGCCTGACACCAGTGCGCGGCGTCCGTGAAGTACCGCGGCGAAAGCTCCGTGGCCAGTCCACGCCGACCCTTGAGGATTGCGCGGTACGGCACGGTTCCGATGCCGCCGAACGGATCGAAGACGGTGTCGCCGGGGTTGCTGAACCGCTCGATTACGCGGTCGACGATATCGAAGGGAAGCGGGCACAAGTGCTGCTCCTTCCCCTTCGCGCTCTGCAGCGTGTTCAGCGTGCGCATGCGCGCCACGTCGGTCCAGACATCGTCGATCCAACTGGGCGGCTGCAGCAGCATGAACGTGACGGGCAGTCGGCCCAGCCCGTCGATCGTCTCGCCGATCTGGACGTGGTGCTCGTAGTCGTAGATGTTTTCGAGGTGGTAGTCGCGGAACCACCGGAAGATCACGTCGTGATCCAGAGTCTCCAGCTCTTCGGGCGTGAGCAGCCGATTACCGCCGCTGCGCCAGAATCCATGCGCATCGGTCTGCCAGCGCGACCGGGTGTAGCTCGCCTTGGTCTTCGTGACCGGCTCGTCTGCGTAGGCGTTGCTGGTGTCGGTCGGGGTCTTGCGGAACAGCAGCAGGTATTCCGGCAGGCCAGCCGAGAGTTTCGAGCCGTCCTTGCACACCTCCGACCAGCCGAGGCGGTAGGTCTGGTTGTTCTCGCGCACCACGTCGGTGACGATGGTGATCATGCCCATGTAGCCGAAGCCGTGCCGGGTGTAGTGCTCGATGCAGCGGGCGTGGAACGGATAGACCGTCTGGAACCCGAGACCGGTCATGCCGCCAGGCACGATGCGGTCCTTCACGTGGATCGCGGCCACACGACCCGGCTTGAGAGCGCGCAGCAGTTCGGGCGTAAGGAAGTCCATCTGCTCGAAGAAATGGTCGTTCGTGTCCGTATGGCCGAAGTCGGCGTAGTTCGGCGAGTACTCGTACTGCGTGGCGAACGGGACCGAGGTCACGATCAGGTCGAGGCTGTTGTCGGGCATTGCCGAAGCCTCGATCACGGCATCGTTGTTGATGAGCCGGTAGCTGTCGCCGCTCACCTCAATGCGCTCCACGCCGAGGGCGCGCTGCAGGTGCTGCTGCATAGCCGCCGCCGAGAGTCCGTACTCACGAATGATTTCCGTCATCTTCGCCACCGTCTGGTTGTGCTTGTCCCACTTCTCTTCGAGGATCCGGCGCACGCCGCGCTCGGCCTCCGTGTAGATCAGGTCGATGCGCACGCGCCGCGGCTGGAGGAAGCGGTGCAGGCGGTGGATGGCCTGAATGAAATCGTTGAACTTGTGGCCGATGCCCAGGAAGATCGCCCAGGCGCAATGCCGCTGGAAGTTGCAGCCGGAGCCCAGCATCACGGGCTTCCCCGCCAGCTCACGCACGCGGCCATCGCTGAAGTCGATGATCCGTTCGGCCTTCGTGTCGTCGTCCTGGGCGCCATACACGCTCACCACGTCCGGGATGGCGCGCTCGATCGCCTGACGCTCTGCCTCCAGGTCGTGCCACAGGATCCGGTGCGCGTCCGGGTCGATGGCGCGCAACTCCATCATCTTCGCGACGCGCTGCGGGAGGCTTTCGCGCTTCTCGCGAGCGGCATCGACGACGCCAAGCGCCTGCTGCTTCAGCAGAAGGCCTTGCCCGCGGAAGTCGAAGCCCGCGTCCTCGTGATCAGCAGGAATCTCGTGCCAGTGGATTTCCAGCTCCGGCAGCTCGTAGCCCTCGTCGGAATGGCCAAGGTCAGACGGACGCTGCACGAACAGACCCCAGGAAGCCACCCACAGCCAGAACTCGCGCTCCTTGTGCGGGTGGATGGTCAGCTCGTCGGCCTTCTCGCTGTTCCGCTTGAAGAAGCGCGTCTTGGCCTGGCCAACGTCCATCACGCCGAGAAAGGCGCTGTAGGCCAGCAGCTCGATGTAGTCGTTCGGGCTGGGCGTGGCCGTGGCCACGAACCGGTACGCAACACAGTCGCCAGCGACGCGCGCATGGAAGGTCTTCCGGTCTCCGGCGAACAGCGCCATGAATTCGCGGAACGTCTTCGTGCCGCCGAACCCGCGCAGGCATGCTGCCTCGTCCAGGCTGGCCACGGTGAAGAGGCGCGGGTCGAGCTTTCCGTCACGCACCGTCTCGTAGTTGGTGAGGTAGATGCCTTCCGGATCGTCGGCTTCCTCGATGCGCCGGATGAACTTCACCTTGACGCCCAGCATGGCCGCGTCGCGCATGAACTCTTGGCGGACGCCGAGAGGGATCACGATCAGGGCCATGCCGCCGGCGCGTTCCCGCGTCAGGCGCACGGTCTCGACCTGGATCACGCTCTTGCCGAGCCCGAACGCCGCGAAGCATGCGGCACGCCCCATGCGCACCAGCCAGCGCACGATGTCGCGCTGGTGCGGCTTCAGCAGCTGGTTGATCTCGGCATCGGTGACGTCGAAACCGAACGAGTCCGCCAGCTTGATCTTGCGGCGCAGGAAGTCGAGGTAGCGGCTCACCCGAACACCCTCCAGCACACGAACGCCAGAGCCGCGACGGGGATGCCGATGGTGCCGATCACGAGACCCACCATCGAGCCGGCGTCCATGAAGGCCTGGAGGTAGCGACGCAGGAACTGGCTCATGCCGCGTTCCTTTCCGCGATCACCTGCTCCATCACGGTGGTGTGCCCGATCTTGGCCATGTACTGGGTCAGGCCGCGCCAGCCCGTGAAGGCTTCGAAGCTCGGGGCCAGGTCCGGCGGCAGATCCATCGGCGCCTTCGTGCCCGGGTTCAGCATGCGGCTGACGTGCGGGCGGTGCGCACCGGACGACCGCGCGAACATCGACTGATCACCGATCTCGTCGCGGCTGTTGCGCCGGCGGTTCTGCCAGCACCAGACCACCGCGTCGCGGTAGGTCTGCCAACCTGTAACGATGGAATCGGCCACCCACTTGGATTTCGGCAGTGCTTCGAGGAAAGGCATTTCACGTTGCATAGCTGCCACCATCAGCGGAATTGATGCAACGCGCCCTTATTACAGGTTGCGTTACAGGTTGGAAGCTGCCGAAAATTTTTTCGACGGAGAGGAAGAGAAAGACCCCTGCCCGCTTCACAGGTATCGGTCGAAAAGACCTGATTGACGGGCCGGGGTTGAAGGCCACGACGGGAGGAGGTCGACGTAGTTCTGGCTGAAGGGCGGTTTCCCGCGATGCCGATAGAATGGAAGTTCCACCAACCACCCATCGACAAAGGGGAAACCATGGAAAAACTACGAGCGACAGCGCGTGCAAACGAACTGCTCAAAGTGATCGTTGAGAGCCAGCCGCAGCTGATATCGAAAACGGTTCCGACCGCGGACTGCGGGGCTGAAGTGGGCGTGTTCATCACTTCGCTCCGCGCGTCGCTGATTGCGATGTTCGAGGCTGACGAAGAAGGCTGATCTCCGCCGCGGCTGCGCTCGGGGTCACATAGCCCCGAGCAACCGCTCGGATCGTTGCCAGCTTCAGAAGGAAGCGATCAAGCCAAGACAGGTTCATTCGGCACCTCGCGAGTGAGTGGAGATCAGGGCTGACGTGCGCATCACGCCGCGGCCTCGCTCGCCTGGTTGCCCGGTGAGTCGGTCGAACTCGGCGGCGGGTAGATGTCAGGGCGCAGTTCGTAGCGAGGAACGCCCGTCACCCGCTCGATATCGAGGACACGTTCTGCAGGAGGTTTCCCGCGTGCGCACCACTTCTGAACGGCCTGCGGAGACAGACCGACCTTGCGTGCGAGCTCAGACATGTTTCCGTCCGCAGCTCGTTCGATAGCTGACTGGTTGCTCATGGGTTGCAGTGTTTGTCGTTCAAACAACTACAGGTTACAAGCAACTCGATTTAATTACAACCCGAATTTGCAGTGATCACCGCAACCTCAGGTTGTATCTTCTGACCATGGAAAACGAGAAGAACATGTTCGGCGAACGGCTCCAGCTCGTTCGCGAGCACCGACAGATGAACCAGTCCGAGTTGGCGCGACGGCTGGGGGTATCCCCCCAGGCCGTGCAGAAGTGGGAAGCCGGCGGAATGCCGAAGGCGACACGCATCAACGAGATCGCTAGGGTGCTTTTTCTCTCTCCGGAGGAGCTCCTCTATGGAGACCTGCAGAAGATCCTGTCGAAGTCGTCCGATGCCGAGCCGCCGCACGACACACTGATGGTCCCGGTCTCCTCGGCGTGGGGTTCTATGGGTCTCGGCGCTCCCCAACCCGAGCACGAGGCGATTGTCGCCGGCTTGACGGTCAGCATGGACTGGGTTCGGCACTCCCTGCCGCGCATCAGCCATCCCTCGCGCCTGGCTGTGCTCACAGCGTTTGGCCGGAGCATGGAGCCGACCCTGGAAGACGGAGACACGATGCTGGTGGATCGCGGCGTCAGCGAAATCCGCGAGGATGGCATCTTCGTTATTTCGCTGGACGACGAGCTCTACGTGAAGCGCGTGCAGCGCCGGCTGCCCGACAAGGCGATCATCATTAAGTCTGACAACCCGCACTACGAACCGATGGTGGTCGAGAACGGGGACCGCAACAAGTTGGAGATCCTCGGCCGCGTGGTCTGGGTCTGGAAAGGGATCAAGCTCTGATGGCAATCGTTAAGTGCAAGGAGTGCGGGGGTCAGGTCAGCACCAAGGCTGACGCATGCCCCTCGTGTGGCGCGAAGGTGAAGAAGTGGCGCCTGCTTAAGATCGTTCTGCTGACGATCATTGGCTTCCCGGTGCTTCTTGGTGTTATTGGAAGCCTTGGATCAAAGAGTGGAGGCGGTCAGAGCTCTCCGACGGTAGCCAGCCAAGCCCCGCCCACAGCGCCAATGAGGAACATCGTTGAAATATCGGCGCAGGCTCTCTACGACGACTACGAGCGAAACGAGGTTGCTGCCGACGAGAGGTATCGCGGCGCGCTGCTCAAGGTGACCGGCACAGTCGTGTCGATCGACAAGAACTTCACCAACTCCATCGTGATCTGGCTGAAGGCTGGGAGCGACTTCGACAAGGTCATGCTCTCAGTGCCCGATAGCGAGAAGGCAATCGCCTCATCGCTGCAAAAGGGCCAAGAGATCACGGCTTTCTGTGATTCGGTGCGCCGAATCCTGACCAGCCCGTCAGCCTCGAAATGCACCATCGTCAGCTACTGAGCGAAGTCCGTTGAAAGAACTGATCGCCGCCCTAGTCGTCGCCATCTCCGACGGCGACACGCTCACGGTGCGCCCAGACGGCGGAGAGCAGCTGCGGGTGCGCGTGGCAGAGATCGACGCCCCAGAGAGCCGGCAGCCGTTTGGGGCGGCGGCGAAACGGTCGCTGTCGGATCTGTGCTTCCGTGAGCGCGCTGAGATCAGGCCGCAGACGACCGACCGATACGGCCGGACGGTAGCTCGCGTGAGCTGTCGCGGCGAGGACGCCAGCGCGCACCAGGTGCGCAGCGGCATGGCCTGGGTGTTCGAGCGGTACGTCACGGACCGCAGCCTGTACCGACTGCAGGACGAAGCTCGGGCCGCCGGCCGAGGCCTGTGGAGTGAGCCGGCGCCGGTGGCGCCGTGGGAATGGAGGAAGGCGAGATGAGCGACCAGTGGGAAAATGAAGAGCCCCCACAAGCCCCTCCGCGAGAATGTACGCGCGGGCACGGCGTGATGACCCCCGAAAGCGGGGTATGGGGCCTTATGGGGTTCACCAGCCTTGGGACTATAAAGAGGTCTGGAAGCGAGAAGGTCCGTCCAGCGCTGGTTGAGAACGGAATGACCTTTGCGGTGACCGTCTTTCGCTGTCCCGTGTGCGGATTGATTGAACTTGTCGATTCCGAGGCCCATGATGTCGGTGCATGAACTACGACCCCGCGGCAGCGGTCCGACGGGAACAGGTAACGGAGAGGGCCCCACGATGGAAGCGAGAATCGCCAGACTGGAGGACTTCGCGAAAGACTCCGCCGCGAAACTCGGCAGCATAGAGAACGCTGTTGCCGAACTGAAAACGGACGTTGCCGTGATCAAATCGAACCATTCGACGAGGGCGGACGTTTCGGAAGTTTCATCTCAGCTTCGGAAAGAGCTTAACGACCAAACCTGGAAATTCATCATTGCCACACTGGGCATATCCTCAGCGCTGACGGCCGCGGTGTTTTTCATCGCAAAGAACGTAAAGTGACCGAGAATCAACAGGCGATGAGAACAGCTACCGGGAAGATAGAGTTGCATCTTAAGCAAACCCAAGCGGACCTCACCGGTATCGATATCCGATTACGAATACTGCTCGGCGTGATCATCGCTACCACCTTGGGACTCGCCAGCCTCATGGCCAAAGGGTTCGGCTGGTTCTAACCCGCCCACTGGCCCCACACAGCCCGCCCCGAGCGGGCTTTTTTACGCCCACCCCCTCTCCGAGTACGACTTTCGTCGTCATCCGAAAGGATGATCTACAACCGCGATTACAACTTTTGCTTGCATTCGAGTACAACCGGGTGTAACTTTTGGTTGTCGCAGCACCCGCTGCGCAGCGCCAGCAAAAGCCCCGAGCGGGCCAGCGCCCTAAGCCGATCCGGCTCTGCCCTCTTCTGGCATCCGTAGGCGACCGGCCACCACTGGCGCACCACACGCGATGGAGGGGTCATGGACAGCAGAGCACAGGCAGAACTGGTGATCGAAGCCCGGGTCCGGGAACCGATCGAACAGACGGGCGGCATGCCGGATGGCAAGAGCCTGGAATGGCACGGCGCGGACGTTGAGGCGTTCTCGCGCGACGTGCTGCGGGTTCTGGCATCGGGCACTCCGTGGGACGAGCAGCTTGCCGCGATCCGCGCGGCCCGCGACCTGCACATCATCGAGCCGATCGCCCGCGTCGAGATCGACCTGCGTGCGGCTGACCTGGCCGACGACTTCGCGACGGAGGGCCGCATGGCCCGCGCCCGTCTGAACGACTTCCAGCAGTACGGGGTGGCGGCATGAACCCGCTTACCCGGCGCGCCAGCCGCAGCGAACTCCGCGAGCTGGCAATCGACATCGCCGTCGTGCTGGTCGGCGGCCTCGTGATCGCGGCACTTCTGGCAGGGGGTGTGTGATGACCTACTGGAACGCAGCAGTGCCTATTCTCGGCGCGCTCAGTCTCTACCCGCAAGAAGAGCTGTTGCCGCACGCGATCGAAGAAAGCGAGCCGGCTGGCGTCTGCGTGTCGCTCTCTGATCTCGGCGCGCTGGATGCGACAGATTTCATCCCGCTCGGATCGTGCCACCAGCGAGGAAGCGATGGCTTTTACTGGGCTGCGCAACGGATCGTCAGCCGCGACATGCTGGACGCCTACGAATACACCGACCGCAGTGCGCGGGTTACTGACTGCGCGAGCGACCCGATGCGAGGTGCGGCATGAGCGCCCTGATGATGTTTCTCGGCATCCTGATCTACGGCGTCATCGCAATGACCGTTGCGCAGATCGCCGGCCGCTGCATCGACGAGATGGGAGGCCCGGACGATGAATAAGCGCCCCTCCCCCACTGCCCTGCGCGCTCGAATCCTCGGGCTGCGCTGGCGCCGTGTCCACGCCGCCATGCGCGTCCTTGCCGCCGACAGCATCGCCTCGCAGATCGCGGCAGTCGGCGCCGACGGCTTCGCCCAGATGCGCGCGACCGGCTACCAGATCGCCACGGCCGAGGCCCTCCGCGAAATCGAGCACCAGCTGCGCCGCTGCCGGCGCGCCCTCAACCACCTGAAGGAGTACCGCGCATGAATGCGCCTGAAAGGATTGCGGTCCCGGACCGCTCGAAGTTCATCGGCGGCAGTGATGTCGCCGCCATCCTCGGCGTCTCGCCGTGGGTCACGCCGTTCATGCTCTTCCAGAAGAAGACCGGTGCCTATGTCGAGGACATCACTCCGGCGAAGCAGCGGATTCTCGATCGCGGCCACCGCTGGGAGCCCATCGTGCTGGAGATGCTGGTCGACGAACTGCGCGACCGTGGCCACGACGTGGAAGTGCTCGCCACCGGCCAGCGCTACCAGGACGCCGAGCTTCCGTTCCTCGCGTGCGAGCTGGACGCCGAGCTGCTGATCGACGGCGAGGAAACGAACGCCGAGATGAAGACGGCCAGCTACTTCGCGTCCGGCGCTTGGGGCGATCGCGACAGCAACGACGTGCCGATCTATTACGCCGCCCAGGTCATGCACGGCCTGATGGTGAAGCCCCGCCGTCGTGCCGTTGTGGCAGCCGTCACCGGCTTCGACGAGAGCCCCATGGTGCGCTGGCTCGACCGCGACGACGAAACCATCTCCGCGATCCGTGCGCGTGAGGTCGAGTTCTGGCAGCGCATTCAGGACGGCACGCCGCCCGATCCGGTCACGCCCGAGGACGTGAAGTGGCTGTACCCGAAGGACAGCGGCGTCTCCATCGAGGCCGATGACGAGCTGATCAGCGCCTGCGCGACCCTGAAGTTGCTCAAGCGCGACGCCAAGATCATCGACGGCGACATCGAGATCCTCGCCACCAAGATCAAGGCGCGCATGGGTTCAGCCGCGGTGCTGCTGGGCGCCGATGGAAAGCCCTTGGCGACCTGGAAGGCCAACAAGGACGGCACGAAGACCGATTGGAAGGCTGCCTTCCAGGAGGTGTGCGAGATCGCGAACGTGGGCGAGCTGTGCGGACAGCTGATCGAGACCCACACCAAGACCACCGAGGGCGCCCGCCCCTTCCTCGTGAAATGACAGGAGAGAACATGTCCACCGCTACCCAACAACTCCGTGCCGTCGCAACCGCGATGACCGGTCCGGAACTGGCTGCAGCCGCGAAGCAGACCGCGCAGCAGGCCGGCTCCGCCACGGTGAAGAAGTTTTTCGAGGCGAACCGCGGCACGCTGGAAGCGCTGCTGCCGCGCCATTTCGACAGCGAGCGCATGCTGAAGCTCGCACTCGGCGCGCTGCGCACTACGCCGAAGCTCGCCAATGCCAGCCTGTCGTCGCTGCTTGGCTCGGTCGTGACCTGCGCCCAGCTCGGCCTCGAACCGAACACGCCTCTCGGCCACGCCTACCTGCTGCCGTTCGATAAGCGCGAGAAGCAGGGCAACCAGTGGGTGACGGTCGAGACCCAAGTGCAGGTGATCATCGGCTACAAGGGCATGCTGGACCTCGCCCGCCGCAGCGGTCAGATCGTCAGCATCGCCGCCCACGAGGTGTGCCAGAACGATGAGTTCGTCTTCGCCTACGGCCTGAACGAGGAACTGGTCCACCGTCCGGCCATGAAGGACCGCGGCCCGGTGATCGGCTTCTACGCAGTGGCCAAGCTCACCGGCGGTGGCTACTCGTTCGAGTTCATGAGCGTGGATGAGGTGAACCACATCCGCGACAAGGCGGCCGAGAAGAACCGCGCCAAGCGGGACGCGGCTGGCAACCCGATCATCACCGGCCCGTGGGCGGACAACTACGTCGAGATGGGCCGCAAGACGGTCCTGCGCCGCCTGTTCAAGTACCTGCCCATCAGCATCGAGTCGCTGGCCTTCGCGTCGGCCGTTGATGGCCAGGCGATCCGCGAGCCGGCGCCGCTGGAGCAGGTGGCCTTCGAGTCCTCGGAGCCGGCAGAGGAGCCCACCAGCTACGACCAGCAGGATGAGGATCTCCGCGCGCTTGAACAGTCGCAGCCAGCCCGCGTTCCACCGGTGCAGGTCGAACAGCCGGCCGAGGCGTGGCAGCCGTCCGCCGAGGAAGCGGCCGAGATGGAGCGCCGCATCGCCGAAGAGGCAGCGGCCGACCAGCAGCGTGCCAGCGCCCCGCGTGGCCGTGGCCAGCGTTCGATGAACCTGGAGTAAGTCGCCATGTTCCGCACCGCCATCGCCTACCACCTCCCGTCCGGCTGGCCGTGGGATGCCGCCGGCACCGCCGAACTGCTGTCGCGCCGCACCTTCCAGCCGTGCTCACCGTCGCAGATCGAGTCCAACGGCTTCGTGCCGCCGCGCGACCAGGCTGAGCTCTGCCACGAAGTGCATGGTCGCTATCTCGTGTGCTTCCAGGTCGAAGAGAAGCTGCTGCCGGCTGCCGTGATCCAGGAGCACGTCGACATCCGTGTCGCCGACATCGAGATCGAGCAAGGCTACAAGCCCGGCCGCAAGGAAACCCGCGAGATCAAGGATCAGGTCACCCGCGAACTGCTGGAGATGGCCTTCACGCGCAAACGCCAGACCCTCGCGTGGATCTGCCGTCAGCGTGGCCTGCTGATCGTCGCCGCCAACAGCGCGAACAAGGCCGACGAGATGCTGAGCGTCATGCGCGAGGCGCTGGAGAACATGCCGGTGTCGCTGTTGAAGACGCAAGTCACGCCGGTGCATGCCATGACTTCATGGCTGGCCGCCGACGAGGCACCGGAGCACTTCACGATCGACACCGACTGCAAGCTGGTGTCGTCGACGGAGAGCAAGGCAGCCGTCAGCTACACCCGGCACAGCCTCGATGCCGAAGAGATCCGGCATCACATCTATCAGGGCAAGCGCGCGGAGCACCTGGGCCTGACCTTCCGCGACCGCATGAGCTTCATCCTCGGGAGCGAATTGGAGCTGAAGCGGATCGTGATGCTGGACGTGCTCACCGAGTCGCAGCAGCCGGCCGACGACGCGATCGAGCATTTCGATGCGCAGTTCCTGCTGGAGGCTGCCGAGATCGAACAGGCCTTCCTGGCTCTGGTCGCCGCGCATGGCGGTATCGAGATGCCGAAGCGAGACGATCTCGTCGAACGCGCAGAGGGTTCAGCCAACGATGGCGATCCGGACCCGCTCTACCACCAGGCCGTCGAGGTGGTCATAAAGGCCCACCGGCCGTCGATTTCGCTGGTGCAGCGCCATTTGAAGATCGGCTACAACCGCGCCGCACGCCTCATCGAGCAGATGGAGCAGGCCGGCCTCGTGAGCCCGATGGACAACAACGGAAACCGCGAGGTACTCGCAGCATGAAGATCACCCGAATCTCCGCCCAGAACTACCTGGGCATCCGCGCGGCCGACATCGCGCTCGATCGCCCGGTGCAGCTGTTCGCCGGCCGCAATGGCGCCGGCAAGTCCAGCCTGATGGAAGGCATCCGCCACGCGCTCACCGGTGAGACCGTCCGCGTCAGCCTGAAGAAGGAATACGCGTCGCTGCTGACCGAGGGCGCCGAGTCCGGCTTCGTGGAAGTCGTGTCCGATGGCGGCGCCTATGCTGTGGCGCTGCCGAGCGGCAAGGGTGCGGCGAGCGGCGAAACCGCGCTGCCGTACCTGCTGGACGCCCAGCGCTTCGCCAGCCTGTCGCCGGACGAGCGGCGCGCCTTCCTGTTCGGGCTCATGGGACTCAGCTCCAGCGGCGAGGCAGTGAAGAAGCGCCTGGCCGACAAGGGCTTCGACGACGCCCGCGTCGCGCTGGTCATGCCGCTGCTGCGCGCCGGCTTCGAAGCCGCCAGCAAGGAAGCCCAGAACCGCGCACGTGATGCGAAGGCCGCGTGGAAGACGGTCACCGGTGGCGAGACATGGGGCAAGGACAAGGCGGCCGGCTGGCACCCCGCCGCCCTGCCGGAAGGTGCCGACCGTGCCGGTGCGCGACTGGATAACGCCCGCACCAAGCTGACCGAGGCCGATGGTGCGCTAGCCACGGCCCAGCAGGCGCTGGGTGCTGCGCGGTCCACCGCACAAGCACGCGAGGAGCAGGAAGAGCAGCGCGTGCAGCTGGAGGAGCGCGCCGGCCGTATCGATCGCATCCGCGCGAAGCTCGCCAAGGACGAGGCCGAACTGGCCGACTGGCAGGCGAAGGTCGCCGACGCGAAGGCAGCGGCCGGCGGCGTGAAGAAGGTGCGTGCCGTGCTGGAGGACGCCGTGCTGCGCGGCCTCGCCGAGGTCGCCGCCGAGTTCCTCGGCATCGCGGAGGCCAGCACCGGCATCGTGGTGAGCGACTCCGGCGAGATCCTCGAATGGGACCAGGCGCTGCTGAACCGCGCGAAGGCTCACGTCGCGGAATACCGCGCGCAGAGCGCAACGGCTCCGGCCGAAGATGCTCAGGCCGCCGCGAAGCTCGCCGAGTACGAAAAGGCGCGCGACCTGATGCAGAGCGCCGTTGCCAACGGTCGGCGCGATCTGGCAGCAGCCGAAGCGGCAGAGGCCGCGTTGCAGTCCCTTGATACCGCTGCCGCCGGCGATGCGCCGAACTTCGACGAGCTACGCGAGGACGTGCAGCAGAAGACCGAGGCGCGCGACGCGTGGCGGGCCGACGTCGCCAAGTACCAGGCGCTGACCGAGCAGGCTGCGCGGCAGGAGAAGGTCGTCGCCGACGCGGGCCGGCACCACGCCGACGTGCTCGCATGGCTGGAGATCGCCGACGCGCTGTCGCCGGACGGCATCCCGGGACAGATGCTCGCCGAGGCGCTGGGCCCGATGAATGCGCGGCTGGGTGCCAGCGCTGTTGCTGCTGGCTGGTCGATTACGCAGATCACGGCCGACATGGAAGTCACAGCAGATGGCCGCCCCTACGCCCTGCTCAGTGAGTCGGAGAAGTGGCGCGCCGACGCGATGATCGCCGAGGCCGTCAGCTACCTGTCCGGGCTGCGCCTGCTGGTGCTGGATCGCTTCGACGTGCTGGACCTGACCGGCCGTGCGGACGCGCTGGAGTGGCTGGACGCACTGGCCGAGGCCGATGAGATCGACACGGCGCTGGTGTTCGGGACGCTCAAGGCGCTGCCCGGTGGCCTGCCGGACAGCATGCAGGCGCACTGGATCGATGGCGGTGTCGTGGGTCAGATGCGGGAGGCGGCGTGATGGAGATGGCCAAGGCCTCGCAGGCCGATATCGAAATGGCGATGGAACTGGCCAACGCGCTGGAAGCGTTGTCCAGCCGCTGGGGCGCAACCATGCCGGAGAAGATCGCGAAGGGAGGACAGACCGGCGAAGATCGCGATGAGGCCTTCAGCCCGGACGATCACGAGGACTGCCGGCGCGTGTGCGAGTACCTGATCCAGCTGGCCCGCAGCGCCTCGCTGTTCCGCGTGGTCATGGGCATGGCCGTCGCGCTCGATCCGCGCAACGAACTGCTGGACCCGGACGCCGACACGCTGGAAGCGCATCCGCGCATCCGGGCCGCACTGAGCGCGATCGAACCGCTTCCGGAGGGATACGGCAAAGCCAGCGCAGCCGTCGCCACCGAGGCCGCTGTGCTGATCGAGCGAGCCAGGAGGGCGGGCGTGGTGCTGACCATCGAGACGGTGCCGCGGCAGCCGCTCGCGATGGGTAACTTCGAGCTGGTCGTGGAGACGCGCGAAGTGCGGAAGGGCGGTGCGGCATGAAGCGCGACGTCTTCACCACGGCACCCGACGACGTGCGCGAGATCCGGCACTTCCACCTGTTCTGCGGCCTCGGCGGCGGGGCCAAGGGCTTCAACGCGGCGAGCGCCCGGGTCGGCAACATGGTCGGCCGCTTCCGCTGCATCGGCGGCATCGACAACAATGCCCCGTCGATCCGCGACTTCAGCCGGCTGGCCGGCGTGCCGGGCACGGTGCTGGACCTGTTCGACCGCGACCAGTACCGCGCCTTCCACGGAAGCGAGCCGCCGGAAGGCTGGCGCGAAGCCACCACCTCTGACATCCACCGCGCCGCTGGCGGAGAGCGCCCGCACATCGTGTTCCTGTCGGCGCCGTGCAAGGGATTCTCCGGCCTGCTGGCGGAGGGCAAGAGCCGCACCGACAAGTACCAGGCGTTGAACCGCCTGACGCTGCGCGGCGTGTGGCTCATGCTCGAGGCGTGGGCCGATGACCCGCCCGAACTGGTGCTGTTCGAGAACGTGCCGCGCATCGCCACGCGCGGTCGCCACCTGCTGGACCAGATCACCGCGCTGCTGCGGCAGTACGGCTACGCGGTCGCCGAGACCACGCACGACTGCGGCCAGCTCGGCGGGCTGGCGCAGAGCCGGAAGCGTTTCCTGCTGGTCGCGCGCCACATGGCGAAGGTGCCGCCGTTCCTGTACGAGCCGGTTTCGCGCCCGCTGCAGGGTGTGGGCACCGTGCTCGGCCGCATGCCGTTGCCCGGCGACTCGGCCGCCGGCCCGATGCACCGCGTGCCGGCGCTGATGTGGAAGACATGGGTCCGGCTGGCGTTCGTTGAGGCCGGCAGCGACTGGCGCAGCCTGAACCGTCTGGCGATCGAGGGTGGCAACCTGCGCGACTACCTGATCGTGCCCGAGATGCACAACGGGGCGCTGGGCGTGCGTCGCTGGGAAGATCCTTCCGGTGTGGTGGCTGGCGCCAGCCGACCGATGAATGGCGCGTTCTCGGTCGCCGATCCGCGTTTCGAGCAGTCCGCGAAGTGGTCCGATGGCCAGGCCTACGGCGTGCGGAAGTGGGATGCGCACACCGGCACGGTCAGCGGCAAGACGATGCCCGGGCAAGGATCCTACTGCGTCGCAGATCCGCGCCACGGCGGCCCGGCTAAGCACTCGAACGAGTTCCGCATCGTGCGTTGGGATGAAGCCAGCCGCGCCGTCACCAGTGCGCACGGTTCGGGCCAGTGTGTGAGCGACCCGCGTCCGGCCGGCGAGGTGTTCGGCAAGTACGCGGTCACCGACTGGGCGGATGCCGCCGGCACCGTGATCAGCGGCAGCACCACCGGACAAGGCGCCTATGCCGTGGCCGACCCGCGCCCCGGCATGCAGCGCCAGCGCGGCGACCACTACCTCACCGGCGGCCACTACGGCGTTGTGCCGTGGTCCAGTAGCTGCGGCGCCGTGTCGGCTTCGGCCAGCCACGACAACGGGCCGTGGTCTGTAGCCGACCCACGAGTTTGCGATTCTGTGCAAGTCGGCGATCTCGGCATGCCCGCGGCGGCCGATCGCCTCGTTGCCCGAATCCGTGCCGAGGATGGCACGTGGCACCGCCCCTTCACGACGCTGGAGCTGGCCGCGCTGCAATCGCTGGTCGATCCGGAGGAAGTGCTCGAGCTGGACGGTCTCAGCGACAGCGACTGGCGCGAGCGCATCGGCAACGCAGTGCCGCCGGACGCCGCGCAGGCTATCGCCGGCGAGATGGGCCGCACGCTGCTGCTGGCGTGGTCCGGCGAGACCTTCACCCTGTCATCCGCCCCGATCTGGGTTCAGCCGGCGCTGGCCGCCCTGACCGTGGCGCAGGGAGGCTCCAATGGCTGAGCGCCCGATGCTCATGAGCGCGCCGATGGTGCGTGCCCTGCTGGCCGGCACGAAGACGCAGACGCGGCGGGTGGTGAAGCCGCCCCGCAATCGCCCTGCCTTCGTGCTTCTCGACCACGGTAACGGTTGGTGGCCGTACCAGAGCGACGACGGCGAAAGCGAGCTCTGCGACGACGGCATGGAGCACCCCTACACCTGCCCCTACGGCAAACCCGGGGACCGGCTGTGGGTGCGCGAGGCGTTCATGCACGAGCCGGCCGATTACTGCTGGGAAGCGAGCGTCAGCATTCCATGCCGGCCGGCATCTACGGTCTACCGCGCAGACTTTCCTGACAGCCGGCCGGGTGAGGGCTGGAAGCCAAGTATCCACATGCCCCGGTGCGCCAGTCGCATCACCCTGGAAGTGACCGCCGTCCGCGTCGAGCGGCTGCAGGAGATCAGCGAGGCGGATGCGATTGCCGAAGGGATTACGACAATCTGGCCGGACGGCCCGCGCGATGACGGAGGGCCGAACCACTACACGGTAGATGTCGATCCCGGTCACCTGAATGGGCCGACCGCTGCCACGGTCTATCGGATGCTCTGGGAGCTGATCAACGGAGAAGGTAGCTGGGACGCCAACCCGTGGGTCTGGGTGGTCGAGTTCAAGCGGGTGACGCCGTGACCGAGCGCCAGACGCTCATCCACTGCGCGCGCGTCTATCTCGCGCAGTCGAGGCACTTCACCGGCCGCCACCGCGGCTTCAGCTTCCGGCTGCTCGACTGGGCCGGAAACCAGCGCCGCCGAGCCATGGCGCTGCGCGATGCCCCGGCACAGCAGTCGCTTTTCTGAGGAGCAAGGGTGATCAAGGAACTGGATTTCAACGAAAAGCAGCGCGAGCTATGCGCGACCATGAGCGACATTAGCGAGGCCTGCTACTTCGCCGGCTGGATGTCTGGTCTGGAATTTGCCATTTGGGGGGCAATGCAAGACGGCGACCTGCGCTACGGGACGGGCGAGATGGACGCTGAGCAGCTGGAGCGCTGCCGCACTCTCGCAAAAGAGCTAGACGGCTGGGTGATCTGGTTTGATGACGACTATGACGAGTCCATGCCGGTGGAGGAATGGGGGCCGCGTTTTGTGAGCATGAGCGAGTGGCTGAAGATATACGACGGAGACCGCGCGCTGAAGGATAAGGAATGAACGAAGGCCTTTTCCTGTCTGACGCCGAGATCGCTCGCATCTGCGAACCGCTGGTCCAGCCGGCGGCACAGGTGCGGTTCCTGCGCGAACTGGGCCTCACCGTGGCCACGAAGCCCAACGGCCGCGCGCTGGTTGTTCGCAGCCATGCAGAAACGGTACTGTCCGGGCGGAAGCATGCCGAACCGCAGCAGGGAACAACCGCGCCAGCTGCGGCACCGAACCGCTCAGGATTGATCGAGTTCATCAACCGGAGGCGAGCCGCCTGACATGGGTCGTCGTCGCAAGCACAACCCGCTCGACCTGCCGGACCGGGTGTATGCCAAGCACGGGGCGTTCTACTACTTTCATCGGCCCACGGAAGCGCATCCGGCCGGCCGGTGGGAGCACCTTGGCACGGATGTAGGCCAGGCAAAGGAGCGCGCCAACCGGATCCGGCAGCAGATGGACGAAGGGTTCGGGACCGTCGCCTACTGGCTGGACCAGTTTCTGATCTGGTGCCGGAAGCGCGTCGCCGTCGGCGACCTCGCCCAGCGAACGCTGGATGACTACACCACCGACGCGGAGGTACTGAAGATCTTCTTCGGCCCGCTCTACCCGGCTGCCGTCGCGCCCAGTCACGTCGGCGAGTTCCTGGATACGAACCTCGAGGGCGGCCGCGGGGTGCGCGCAAACCGCGAGAAAGCCTGCCTGTCTTCGATGTTCACGTGGTTGATCCGCAAGGGGCATGCCGGCGTGACGACCAACCCGTGCCGCGGCGTCCGCCGCAACCCGGAGAAGAAGCGGGAGCGCTACGTTGAAGACGTGGAGATGTCGCAGGCCCTGAAGAACGCGCCGCTGATGGTCTGGGCGCTGGCCCATCTCGTCTATCGCACGCTGCAACGTCCGGAGGACATCATCACATGGACGGAGCGCGACATCGTGCGCCGTCGGCTTCCGGACGGCCGGGAGGTGCGCGTCATCAGAAACAACCAGGCGAAGACCGGGGCAATGGTCGACATCGAGGTCACCGCGGAGATCGATGAGATCCTGATCAACCTGAAGGCCGGCGCCGGCAAGCTGCGCGGAATGACACTGCTGCATCGCCGCGACGGGAAGCCATACACCTACGACGGGCTGTGCGCGATGCTGAAGCGCCGGCAGGCCGCCGCGAAGGTGGCCAGCTTCGGCTTTTACGACCTGAAGGGAAAGGGGGCGACGGACATGTGGCAGTCCGGGGTGCCGCTGGAGGTCATCCAGGTGTTGTGCGGCCACGACTCGGTGACCACGACAGAGCGCTACGTGAAGCAGCGCTGGAGGGGTGTTGTGCAGCCGAACAAGGTCAAGGCAGCCGTCTAATAGAGCGCACTGGACCACGGCTGGAAGCGGGTTTTCGGGCGGCTCCAAGCCAGAGAATATTAGACTGCGGAAACGCCTATTCCTTATCAGGCTTGGCTTTCAAGGCGTTCCGACGCCGGACTGTTAATCCGTAGGTCCCTGGTTCGAGCCCAGGTCGGGGAGCCAAATGCCAAGCGGCCCACAGCGATGTGGGCCGTTTTCATTTATGCCGTTAGTGGGGCGAATATTAGACGGTTGTCTAATATTTTCCGGTTCCCCTGCCCCGCCCTCACCGCCGGATCGCGATGTCCCGCAGCGTGCGGCACAGCCCCATGAGCATGACTGCGATCGCACGCCATGCGTTGCGATCCTCGCGCAACCGCGCGCACTCAGGGCACGACGGCGGATTGCTCACGGACCCAGGCCTGCAGAGCGATCAGTTGCTCGGCGTTGAGACGGCACGCGAGGTAGTTGCGCGCGACGGTTTCGGCAGCGGCGTCAGGGGCAACGGGGGCCGCATCAGCAATTCGGGCGGGGTCGGCAGGCTCACCACTGGCGGCGGCGTCGTGCTGCACGCGCCAGCCAGCAGGCAGACGGCCATCAGGATCACATTGCGTCGGGACATAGACGGGCACCTCTCGGATGATGGTGTCGCCGGCCACCTGCACGGTGCGGACCCGGTCGACGTACTGGGTGACGACGCGCTCCGTCACCTCTGCCTGCCGCTGGCGGACGATGGCAACTGTTCGGGATTGCCGAAGAGTTGCGGCGTCCCAGCGGTCCTGCACGGCGGTGGCGCCGCGCGTGTAGCCCCATCCCGCCGACACTGCGACCAGCGCGGTCAGAGCCAGCCAGAGCAGCCACGACGGCAACGCGCGCACGAAGGTGCCGGCGATCACGACAGCACCCGCATCGCGGTCTGGAGATACCGGCGCCGGTCATCGAGGCCGTGCGTGCCGCCGTTGATCTTGCGGGTGACGGCCTTGATGTCGTTCGCGTCCGCGAGCGGTCCGATCTTCCGGTCGGTCCAGTACCAGGCGGCAGCACGCGCGCCGACATCGGGATCGGTCAGAAGATCCGGCTGCTCGATCAGCGGCAGGCCCAGCGCCTGGCCGCAGCGCGCGTAGTTGCTGCGACCGGTGACCTGGATCGGGCCGCGGCCGCGAAAGCGGAAGCCATCGGACGTGGCCTCACTACCGTTTCCGTTGCGCCCGGCATAGACGTAGCTCGCCAGCAGCACCGGCGCGCGCACGAAACCGCGGGCGTCGCGCTTGCCCGCTGGGCACGTCGGCTGTTGCGGGCTGGGCAGCCAGAATCGTGAGGGCCAGACCGCGAGGATGCGCTCCGCGCTGGTGTAGGTCAGCGACTCGACCAGCCGCGTGAATTCGGCGCTCTCGTGAGCGAGCTGGGCGAGCAGGTGTGCGACCTGCAGCTTCGATTCGATGCCGAACTCGCGCAGCGCCTCGTTCAGGCCGGCGGTCCACGCTATCTCGTCCGGGCAGCGCGGCACGATGCGCATGAGCTGGATAGGAGAGAGGATCATCGGGTCATCCTCCGGTCCGAAACGATCAGCCCCGCAACGCTCATCAGCAGCGCCTGGCCAGAGAACGGCAGGTCAGCGGCCACCGCGAATGCCGAGGCGCCGAAAGCGGCCAGCGACACGGAGAATGCGAAGAAGCGCGGCAGCATGCCCTTCCAGCCGTCGGGCGACAGGTGACTGGCCAGGCAGACCACGCGCACCAGAACCACCACGGCCGCCGCAATGCCGCATACGTGCAGCGCATCCATCACAGCACCCCGCCTTGATCGACGCGGGCCGCTGCGACGCGCAGCAGGATGGGAACAAGGGTCGGCGACAGCACGCCGATCAGCAGCGCCATCGGCAGCCGCAGGGCGTCCACATGCATCCCGCTCAGATAGCCGGATGCGACGGACGCGGCGATCGGCGAGCCGTATCCCGCGAGCAGGCCGGAGAGCAGTACGGCGCTGAATGCACGCGAGCGGGTGCGCACGGAGCGCAGCCACATGCAGACCAGCAGCGCGCCGAAGAGGCCAAGCCCGAGCGCGTCCGTCTGGGCGCCCAGCATGGCGACAGGCAGCACCGTGAGCGCGCCGGCGGCGGCCCCTGCCGCGGTAGAGGTGGGTTCGGTCATTGCGTCTCCAGAAATGAAAAAGCCGCCCGGAGGCGGCCTGATGGGCTGGGGTGGAACGACCGCTACCAGGTGATGGCGGCGAGCTGCTCGCGCGTGGTGGCTGCCAGCGCCAGATCCTTCAGCTGACGCGCCCGGAAGATCTGCGCGGCTTCGTGCTGGCCGGCAGCGGCACCCAGGCCCGCGAGCTGGGCCGCGTTGAGCCGGACGAGGCTGTTGTCGAACGTGATCCAGTCGGTTTCGAAGGCCGGGTTCAGCATGCCGAGCGTGACCGCCCCGCTGATGCGCTGAACGCTCTTCGCGTCGCTGTCGTACCGAACGCCGTTGAACTCGAATCCACCAGCGATCGCGGCGTCGCGTGCGGCATTGATCTCTGCCACTTTCGCGGCGCGCATCTCTTCCAGATCCACCTGCCATGAGCCATTCGCCCATCGATGGTGCGGTCCAGGCGGTGGCAGCAGCGTCACGACCGGGGCGGCGATCGGCCCCACGTGCGCGATCTCAACCGGCGTTCCGTCCTCCAGATACCCGGTCTCCCCACGGTGATCCTCGATCTGGTCCCACGTGCCGTCGTCGAAACCCACGCGTACCACGGCGTATCCCGGCTCCCAGTCCGGGGGTGCTTCGAAGGTCGAGAAGGCCGGCGCGCGCCAGACTTTGGGTTCGAACGGATCAGGCGTGGCGTCGATCTCACCGAGGTACAGATGCGGCGGCACGCGGTCGTATTCGTAGGCTTTCAATCTGGTCTCCTTTAGAGCTTGATGCACCACAGCGACGAGGTGTGGCGCGGATAGCCTTCGACGCCGCCTTCGGACGCCGTGGTGGTGGACAGGCTGCTGGAGCCGCCGCTGCTGAAGCTCCAACCGGAGCCGGCGACCAAGCCCTGCGGTGCGGTGTGCGTGTGCGACTTGTTCTGGCTGTCGCGGTACTGGCCCAGCGCGGTGCCGGTGTTGCTGTCGTACGTTCCGCTGCCGTCGTGGAAGCCGCGATCGAACAGGCCGCGGCGCTCCGGCAGCCGGAACGTCGTTGATCCGTCGCCCGTCGAGAATGAGCCCGGGCGCCCTGCCAGCCACGCTGCGTCAGAGACGAGGTTCCCGCTGGCTTGAGCGTAGGCCCAGAGGTTCGCCCAACCGCCGGTGCGCGGCACGAGAATCCCGTTCATCTTCGCCCAGCCGGTGGGCGCCGTAGTGCCAGGAAAGGACAGCATTGCGCCCACAGGGAGGTTGGAGACTTCGTCCGGAGTGAGGCCCCAGCGCCGCCAGTCGGACGGGCTGGACGCGGGCGTCGCGCCGGTATTCGTGGTCAGCGACTCGTAGGTGAGGCCGTCAGGGCCCTGAACCCGGTCTCCGGCTGAGTAGATTTCGTCCGTATCCCAGTCCGGAATGCCGCGGCGCGTGAGGTAGCGAACACCGTTCATGCCGTAATTCAGGATCCAGTTGAAGCGCTGCCGAGACGGCGGCGTAGCGCCGGCCGGCCAGCCGACCTGAATCTCTGCGTTCGTGGGCTGGACGATGTCACCGCTTTCAGCCCACACCGGCAAGACTTCCGGTTTCGTGATTGCCATTTAGAACTCCTCTGCGAACAGGCCGCCGACGTCCGGCAGCCCTTCTTCACCGAATGACAGGGCGTTCGCCTGTCCCTCAAAACCGAAGTACCGGTCGCTGCTGAACATCACGCGGCTGCTAATCCGCACGCCAGCCGGGCGCGGCAGGATGTCCAGGTTCGCGATGATTGCCCGCTCGACCAGCGTCAGAAACCGACCGATGGCCACGCTGATGGTCATGTCACCCGGGTCGTACAGCGCGACCAGCGCGCCTCCGAAGATGAAGGACAGGGAACCGAGCAGCTCGGCGGTCGTGCCTTTGGACATGTCCCGCGCGATCCGCGCCAGGATCAGCGTCCTGTACTCGGCGTCGCCGAGCACCGTGGTGGCGGTGAAGTCCTCGCCTTCCTCGTACCAGCGGCCGCCGCCGGACGGGTTGTCCTCTTCTCCGAAGGGCAAGGCCGCCGGGTTGCCGGCGAAGCCGAAGAACTGGAGCAGCAGCACGTTCGGGATCAGCCGCGACTGGCCCACCCACAGGCCGATGATGTCCAGCTGCGCGCCGACGGCCGTCTCGACGTCGAAGGCGTCCGGAATGGATCGCGTGACATCTGCCGTCGTGGCCAGTGCACCGGTGACGGCCTCGACCGTCGCGACGAACCGCGGCGCCGTCCGGTGTTCGCTGGTGATCAGCGCGGTGTAGTCGCGGGCCACGATCAGGTCACCACGGTGATAGCGATGTCGGCGATGTCACAGGCCGCCGCCTCATCGAACGCCAGCGTGATGTTCGAAGTGCCGAACGCACCGGCGTCGCGCGCGATCGTCATTGCCGTGATGGCGTAGGTCATGCCGACGCTGTCGTTGCCGAGGTTCGCCGGCACGAACAGCTTGCTGTAGAGCACCGATTCGCCGATGGCGAGGTTGTTCAGGTAGTCAGCGATCGCCTGCCGGATACGCGGCAGGATCGCGGACGAGTAGCCGGTGAGCGCCTGGATCGTCAGGGCAACCTTGATGTCAGCCACCGTCGGCCGGCTGAAGCGGATGATGTGGCTGCCGCCGAAGATGTCGGCGACCGACTGAACGATATCCCCCGCCGTGCCGGTGCCCGGAGTCTTCTTGACCGCGATGGTGTTGGCGATCTCAGCCACGTCACCTCCTTCGACGATCAGCGCGATGTGGTGACCCGGCACGCCGTTGGCGTCCGTGGTGTCGCTGTCGTTCTCGTAGCCGCGCAGGCGCGTCACGCCGGCCAGGTTCGCGACACTGCCGACGATGCCTTCGAAGATGCTCTGCGACGGCACGGCCACGCTGCGCGACTGGCGCACGCGGAGTGCGGCGTCCGTTTCGACCGGGCTGCCCGGCACTGCGGCGGACGGGTTGGTGACGGTCTGCCAGCCAAAGGTCGGCGTGGCGATCTTGGTGATCGTGCCGGCGGCCGCCTCGATCGAGCCCAGCTTCACGCAGGTCGCGGTGACGGTGATCGACCCGGCGCCGGGAATGTTGACGGTGTCGGGCAGGCGCCACTGATTGCCGTCGGCGTCGGTTACCAAGCCGCCGGTGATCGTCGTGCCCACGGTACCGCCCAGCAGCACGTCGACCGTGGAAGCCGTCGGCACCAGCCGGCGAATCCCGTTCAGCTTCACCTGAAGGGACAGCGCGTGGCCCTGCGCGGTGGCCGGGCTGAACGAGTTGTACACCTCGATGCACGCCGTGTTGCTGTCGTTGATCGCGGCGGCCACAAGCGCCAGGAACTGGCCGTCCTGCGAGTCGGCCTCCAGATAGACGTCGGCGCCGTAGATCGCGCGGTACTGGTCTTGCAGCCAGGTCAGGATGTCGGCGAACTGCGGCGCGCGGATGCCGGCCGCGTCGATGATCGGAGCGGTCTGGGATGCCATGTCAGAGGGTTTCCGTGATGGTGGCGGTGCCGTACTGCGTGCGCACCGTCGCGGTGATGGAGAGGGAGCGGCTGTCGCCGTCGAACGAGCTGGTGTAGCTGACGATCTCGATCACGCCCGGCGTGCCGAGAATCCGCGAGCGCACCGCAGCGTCAGGCGAGCGGCCACGCACGCGCTTGCCCAGCACCTCCTGATTCCAGGGCGTGCCTTCCTTGGCATCGAGGAACCACTCACCGCGCCACAGCGCGAGCCGCGTGCGGATAGCCTGGGCCACGGCTTCCGGCGTGTTGGTGTGAAAGGCGGCCTGCCCGCCGAGGACGTAGTCGCCGGCAGCATCCAGTTTCCGGTAGCGCATGGTCAGGGGCCTTCGGGCGGGTTGATCGGCAGATCAACGACGGTGACGGTCGCGCCGGTCTGCCAGCGCGTACGGGTGTAGTTCGAGCCGCCGGTGTGCTCCCAGCTCTCGCCGAAGCCATTCACGTCCCACGACCAGGACTGCCGGGCGTGCATCTCGATCTTCTCGGCCTGGATGCGCACCGTGCCGCCCGGTCGCAACTCGACGTAGGTCTGGCCGTCGTCGGAGCGCAGCTGGGCCGCGGTGGTGCTGACATCGAAGCGGCGCGGCAGCGAGCGCGGGCCCGGAATCACGAAGCCGTCGGACAGGTTGTGCATGCGCAGCTCAGCCTGCCCTTGCACTCCGCCCTGCTGCCACCAGCTGTCGATGCACCGGCTGCCGAACACCACCAGAACCTCGTCGCCGGGCGCGAGCGGGAAGGTCAGCGTCACGCCGCCGCCGCCGGGGAACACCACCGGGCAGTCCAGCAGCAGCGGAAGCTGCACGTCCTGCACGATGTCCTCCGGTGTCCGGAGCTGGGCGGTGATGGCCGGCTGCACGTTGGCGACCATGCGCACCGGATCGAACGCCGCGACGATGCCGGGCATGGCCGTCCAGAGGCGGGATTGCAGGCGCGCCAGCGCGGCGCGGATGGCGGCCTGCTCGTCGCTGAATCTCTCTCTGCGATCCATCAGCCTCGCCTCTTGATGGCCGACACGACGGGCACGCCGACCGGCTGGGTCTTCAGGTATTCCGGGTCGATGGTGGCGTCGACCGATAGGCACACCATGTCCGAGTACCAGCTGTCGCCTCGGGTGTCGCCGTAGTACTCGGCCACCATCACGTAGTACAGGCCGTCCGGGTTGATCGGGTTGCGGATGTCGAAGGTGTCATTCTGGACGGTCGCGCCCAGGCTGATCGGGCGCCGGTACCGCTGGATGCTGGCGTTGTTCAGCCGGATCACCTGGCCGATGCGCAGCGCCGGGTTCAGCAGCGTGCGCAGCTTGATGCCGTTCTGCGTCTGCTCCGGGATACCGATCATGCCGGTCGATGCGTTGATCTCGGGCACGTCGCCGGGCAGGTACGCCGTCTCCGGGATTATCTGAAGCTTCCCGTTCTGGATGCTCCAGTTCGTGAGCGAGTTGCGGGCCATGATGCGCAGCTCGTCTGCGCACTGGCCGAACATCGCCTTGCCGCGCGGGAGCGGGTTGTCCGGCAGGTCCGGCGGCACGTAGCCCTGGAACACCGCGAACGACGCCATCGAGCCGAGCACTGCGTCCAGTTGCCGACGCTGCCCGTTCTCGCCGGCCGCCAGCGACAGCGCCATGGTCGAGTAGTTGTAGGCGCGGTCCCCGTCGGCGGCGTGGATGTCCAGATAGGTTTCGGTGCTGGAGATGCGCCCGAACCGCGTCTGCTTGATCTGGCCGTCGAAGATCACGCCGAAGTTTCCTTCGTAGCCGGCCTGAAGAACCACGCGGGAGAACTCGCTGCTCATCGCCTGCTGCACGGTCTTCGGCGCCGGGTTCGTCACGCGGATGTCGGCGGTGTTCGGCGTCTCGTTGTCGCCTCGGCGCACGTTGAAGAAGCAGCGCAGGTCGGACAGGTCGCGCGCGTCGCCACTATCCGGCCCGACGATCAGGCTGAACTTTCGCAGGTACTGGGCGACGCTCATGCGCGGTCCGCCACGTAGAACAGGAAGCTCTCGACGCCCAGATTGTCGAAGGTCGGCACAGCGTCCGGCGCGTTCTTGGTCTGCACCCACAGGCCGCCCGGGATGCCCAGGTGTTCGAACTGGCCGAGCAGGTTGCCGCCGGTCACCAAGGGCACGCCGGACAACAGCGTGTCGCCGACGTCGTTCGCGACATCCATGACCCAGCCGGCCGCACCCTTGAACGCGAGGTTCATGTTCAGATCGATGCCGCCCAGCGAGATGCCGAAGCTCTGCGGCGTGGGCAGCGCCGGAATGCTGAAGAAGTCGCCCGGGGCGATGCTGGTGGACACCGTGTTCCCGGTGACCTCCATGACCATGTCCATCGGCGACACCGCGCCGCCCGGCGAAGGCGTGGCTGGCACGGCCTGGACGGTGCCTCGGTCTTCCACCTCGGCCGTCTCTGCCGGATTGGCCTGATCCTGCCGCGGTGGCAGCGTCGTCGCCTTGGTCTGCACGATGATCACTTCGCGGCAGGTCGCCGTGCAGACCAGTGCGTTGCCGGTCTTCTGGTCGCGCGTCACCTGAAGCGCGGTGATCAGCATGTTCTGGTAGCGGCGCGTCGTCGTGACGATCTCGAACGGCTCGCGCGCCTCTTGCAGCTCGCGCAGCTGCGAATAGACGTCCGACACATAGTCGGCCCCGCTCAGCTCACCGGAGAACAGCCGCTGCACCGTACCCAGCAGCGCCTGCGGCGAACTGTTCGACCACGCGCAGCGCAGGATCACCTCGTCGGGCTTCTTGAAGGCGTGGTCGGTGATCTCGGCGCCCAGCTCGACCGGATGCTCGGTGATCTGGACGGTCGAGTTGTGGATTTCCTCCAGCGTCGCCTGAATCTCGATGCCGCCGATGCTCGATCGCGGCGTGAGCTGGATGAAATCGAGCAGTGACATCAGTTCAGCACCGGCGTGAAGTTGCGCACCATGTCCTGATTCACGCGGGCCTGGGCATCGGCCACGCGGTTGGCCGTGGCCACCGGATCACCAGCGCCGATCACCTGAATGGTGGTGGTCTGGGCGATCTGGGCGGCAGAGGACCCGCGGCGCGAGGCCTCGGCGTCCGACGCCAGCGGTCGTTCGTAGTAGCGGCTCACGACTTCGCCGGCCTGCCGCGCGTTCTGGGTTGCCCGCAGCAGCGCGCCGGCCTTCTGCTCGGAACCCTGCGTCAGCTCGTAATGGACGAAGCGCATCTGCTCTTCCACGCTGGCGTCCTTCAGATCCTTGCCGGCCCAGCGCCGGAAGTTCGCCTGACGGTCCGGGTGCCACTGGGCGATGCCGACCGCCTTGCCGTTGTCGCCGACCGCGCGCGGGTTCATGCCCGACTCTGCCTGCAGGTTGGCCACGATGCCGGCGGCCTGTTCCTTGGACCACCCCATGCTCTGGAAGAAGGCCATGGGGTCCAGCCTTGACCCCCCTTGCTTGGAATTGCCCTTCAAACCCAGCATGTCATGGATGTTGTCCTTGATTCCGAGCCAGTCGAACGCGGTGTCGTATTTATCGAAGACCCAGTCGAAGTACTCGGTCGGCACCAGATTCATGGCGTCCTGCCCCAGCTTGATGAGCAGTTTCCAGCCTTCGATGATCTTGTTGATGATGGGCATGATGATCCGCTCCGCGTTCACCACCGCGGTGATGATCAGATTGACCACCTTCACGATGGAATCGGAGTTCTTCTCGAACCATCGCGCCGCCTCGTCCATGCGCGGACCGAGCACGTCGATCAGCTTCTCGCCGATCACGGTGCCCACGGCCGTGACTCGATCCTCGAGCGCGCGCAGCTTCACCATGAACCGCTGTCCCGCCTCGGCGGCCGTGTCGCTGGCCTCGGCGATCTTCTTCTGGCGGTCGTACATCTCGGAGAAGGCCGGGTCGCGCATGGCCAGAAGCAAGTCCTCGGTGATGCCAAGTTGAGAGGAAAGCGCTCGCGCAGCAAGGTAGTCCATGTCCTGGAACACCCGGGACATGTCGCGCAGCAGATCCGTGGTGTCGCGGATGTTGCCCTTGGCGTCGCGGGTCTGGATGCCGAACTGCTTGAAGAACGCCTCCATCACCGGGTTGTTCCGGATGCTGGAGGCCAGACCGATCACGGCGCCGCGCGCCGACTCGACGGAAGCCCCGAGGTTCTCTGCCGTGCGTTCGAAGGCCTTGAATCCGGATGCCGAGGAACCGCCATGCCGGGCCGCCCAGTACAGGCGCTCCATCTGAGCCGCGAACTTCGACACGCCGGCTGTGACAGCGACGGCAGCGGCGGCAACGCCGCTCATGAAATTGAGCACCGCCTTGTCGGCGCCGGCCATGAAGTCGGTGAATTTCTTCGCGCTGGCCTGATCCATCTGGAAGCCCAGCTTGACCAGATACTCGCGGAGGATGTCTTTCTCAGCCATGTGCTCTCTCCATGCGCCGACGGGCGATGTCCTGGTTGTCGCCGCGCACCAGCAGCGCGTCATTGAGCAGGGCCACGTCCGCCAGGCTCATCGTTCCGTCGATCAGGGATTCGTACTTGCAGAGGCCGGCGAGCACGGGTGACAGCACCCAGTCCTCTCCGCCCGGGAGGGTCAGCCAGCCACCGGCGTCGGTCCGCTCTGCTGGCTGGTAAGCAGACCGGCTATAAAAGGCCCGAGGTTGTCCTTGATGACCTCGACCACCAGCTCCAGGATCACGTCCAAGCCGAGGTCGTCGAACATGATCACGCCGGCCGACTGGTTCCACACCGGCGCCCACGTGCCCGGAGTGGTCTGCCGCTGAACAGCGCCCAGGCATGCCGCGAACACGTAGTTGCAGACGTCGTCCGGCAGTTCTGAGATGCCGCGCGCGAACGGCTCGGCCACCTCGGCGAATCCCAGCAGGTCGGCGCCGAAGCTGCCTTCCTTGGCCAGCTTCGCGAAGATCGGGATCAGCGTCGGGATGATGGGCATGATGCGGCGGTTCACGTGGAACGCCTGCATCGCGGACAGCTTGTTCAGGCGGTAGGTGCTCGCGCCGATGGTGTGCTCTCGCATGTCGGCTACCTCAGTACTCGCCCAGCTGGGTGTCGATCTTGATGCAGTCGAAGCCCCACTCGACGATGTCGCCGTCCTTCGCGTAGGCGAGGTTCGGCTTGCGCTTGAAGGCGCACGAACGGGCCACGGTGAGGTCGCCGGCCGTCTTCTGGCGCACGGTGATGACGTTCTGCCCGTGCAGCGCGCCGTTCAGCGTCTGGGCGTTGTACATCGCTTGCAGCTTGAGGTTCGTCGGCGAGGTCTTGAGCAGTCGCACGGTGATCGTGCCGCTCTTGTCGGCGTGCAGGCTGTGCATGCCCTCGCCGTCGGCACCGATCAGCATGGTGTTCTTGTCGCCGGCCGGCTCGATCGTGATGCCCTCCTCGGCCACGGCCGCGCCGTAGCCCAGATCGACGATGCCGGTCGGGCCGACGAGGGTGGCGGCGACGTCCTGAAACGAATAGGTGCTCATGGTTCAGACCTCAGCGGTTCACGTTGATGATGGCGTCGACGAAATGCACGGCGCCGGCGAGCTTGATCGCGCACTGGATCACCGGCGCGCGGCGCGCTTCCCGGTCGGCCTGCGACTGGTCGCTCACGGGCGGTGCATAGACGTAGTAGCCGGTCGGCAGGAAGTCGCCCTGACGCAGCGTGCCGAAGCCCGGTGCGTTCCACTGTCCGGGAGCGATGAGGCCGTTCACCACGCCCTGCTCCAGGCGCTGGCAGATCGTGGTCAGGATGGTGTTGATGCCGGCGTCGGTCTGCGGGATCTTGGTGGTGGAGGTGTAGAGCAGGTTGTAGATGGCCGTCTGCACGTCGTTCTGGAGCCAGTCCGTGCCATGCACCTCATCGAAGAAGTAGCCGTTGGCCATGACACCTTCCTGGATGATGGCCGTGTCGTTGTTGTAGCGGACGAACACGTTGCAGTTCTTGCCCCGCAGGACCACGGCCTGGCTGGCGGTCAGCGTCTCGGGGGCAACACCCGGCTCCTGCTTGAACTTGATGGTCAGCGTGGTATTGCTGCCCTGGAACTCGACCGTGAAGGCGCGTCCGAAGATCGACGCCGCGGCGTGCTCGTTGGTGCTGCTGTACTGGACGAAGGTGCGCTTGTAGCCCAGCACCTTCAGGCGCGACGCGATGTCGTTCGTGGTCACCGCGTTGAGCACGCCCGCGTTCTGCGTGGTGATGCCGTAGACGCGCGACAGGCCGCTGCCCTCGATGAACTCAGCGACGGCCACCGCCTGATCGTCGGTCGGGGCAGTCGCGCCGGCGATGTACAGGCCGTACCAGGCCGAACTCATGTTCGCCAGCGCTTGCACTGCCGCCACCGGCGTCTCCGCAACCACACCCGGCGCCGCATAGCCGCCGTTGGTGCTGCGCAGCTTGAACAGCTGGCTCACGTCGGTACCGGACGACGGCGCGGTCGCGAAGCTGATCGTCGATGCGGCGCCCGTGGTGCTGCTGGTGATCACGAAGCGCTGATTGACCGCATCCCACGCAACGGTCGCGCCGGTCAGCGCGGTGTCCAGGATGGCGGCCACGCCGGGCAGGTTCAGGGCCGCGCTGAAGTTCAGGCTGGACAGCGACTGCTCGACGCCGTCGACGCTGATCTTCATCGCACCCGTGGTCACGGCGGTGAAGTTGGTGAGGGTCTGTTCGGCCGCCGACAGCACTCCGCCGCGCAGCTTGCCGGCGGTCGCCGTGCGCGCCCACTTGCCCAGGTACACAGTGGAGGGCTGCGGAGTCTGGCCGAAGTACAGGGCGGCCGCCTTGTATTCCGGGGCCAGAGTGCCGAAGTCGTCGGCCACGGCATCCAGCGTGGTGTAGAGCCGCAGGCGTTCGGTGGTGTCGATGACGTCGCTGTCGCCCAGGATCAGGAGCGATCCGAAGTCGCGCGTCTGCGCGGCGAGCGGCGCCAGCACCACCTGGACATTCACGATGTCGCTGACAGGCAGTCCGAGAGTGCTCATTGGTGTGTCCTCAGTTGGTGGAGTACGCCGGATCGGCGGAAAGGATGTTCAGGATCGGGTAGCTGCGGCGGATGGCGCGGCGCAGGCGGAGCGGCATGTCGTAGCGATTCACCCACTGCTGATTGATCAGCTCCGGCACGCGGCGCGCGTCATCGGCGTCGATGAACGCGACACCCTGCGCGGCCAGTGTTTCGAGGTTCTGTGGCACTGCCAGTCCGTCCGCCAGCAGACCCGCGAAGCGGTGAGCGTTCGGGCCGTAGAAGCTGGCCAGCACGCGGATCTCCTGGTGCCGGGTGTAGCGGTCGAATCCGTCACCGGCAGCCTGGTGCTCGATCGCCGGGCCGGCATCTCGCGTCGATTCCACGACGCCCACCGCGCACCAGTTCGTGCCGGGCTCCGGGTGGCGCGGGTGGCCGGGCTGGTACCGCGGCCGCACCAGATCACCCGGCAGGCCGGTGATGCCGACCACCGCCGCCTGGATGATGTCGTCCAGCGCATCGTCTTCTGCGGGCGCAGGGGTGCCCGCCGGCTGGAGATATCCGCCGGTTGCCGAGCTGTTCGCCATGGAGTTACCCCTGAAGTGGCAGCAGGTCGCAGTTCGCCATCACGAAGCCGCGGCCGAAGTGCGACCAGTCCTGCACCACCGACACCGTGTAGCGCCGGCCCTGCCAGATCACCACGTCCGCAGTCTGGCCCGGGCGGCCGTCCTGCAACGCGAAGCGCGTGTGGATGATGATGCTGCCCACCGTGCGCTCGCCCTCGGCGATCCGCATCAGCAGGTCACCCTTGTCGCTGGTCACGACGCCCGCGAAAGACGTCTGCGCCGGCGCGTTGGTGGCGCGACCGTTCGCGCCGATGGTCTGCGTCAGGCGCTCGCAGACCAGACCCGTGTCCATGAAGTCCGGGTCACATAGGATGTCGGAGACGTCCAGCAGCGCCATCACCGCCCCCTGATCACGTAGTTGATCGACCTGCGCAGCTGCCCGCTGTCGATCAGCGGCCGCGCGCTTTCGTTGCTCGGCGCATTGCCGGCGGCCCGGCTGGCCAGTTCCAGCAGCGCGCCCTTCCTGCCGCGTGCAGCGCGTGCCCGCAGCGTGGCCGCAGCGAGCGGTGCGAAGTTGCCGGTGGAGATGTACCGCCGGATGCTGCTCTGCGCGGCCAGCCCCACGCGCTCAAGGTGCCGCATGGCCAGGTCGTCGCGGTCGTCGAGTGCTGCGCTGGCTGCCTTTCCGAGACCGGTACTGATGCGCTCGCGCGCGGCCTCGATGCCCGGGCCCATGAACGGCCGCGCCGGGATGTTCTGGGCCGGGCTGCCGTTGTCGTGGATGTAGGCGAGCGTCGGGTTGTTCATCGGCCCGTATTCATCCTGATCGCGGTCGGCGGTGTCGCCGGGCACGCCTACCAGCACGTCACGCCGCGTGAGCTTGTCCAGTGCCTTCAGTACCGCGCCCATCTTGTCCGCCTTGCGGACGAGGACGGCTTTCACAGCTGGCGACCACCCATGCCGATGAGGCGCGCCCAGTACAGCAGCTCAACGCCGTACGACGTCGCGTTCCAGAAACCGCCGTCTGCCAGCGTGACCGCCGACGTGTCGTAGCTGGCCGAGACCTTGTCCACCGCCTTCGCGGTCTTGGGCCCGGTGACCTCGCCCGGCGTGCCGCCGACACTGGCTGCCTGCTGATTGCGGCGACCGATGGTCATGTTGTGGGCAACGAAAAGGCCGTGACCCATGTCGAGCATCTCGCCCCACACTTCCTCGAGCAGCAGCATTCCCGCAGCCGTCAGGTGCATCTGGATGAGCACGTCCGGGTACTCGGAGGTGTCCGAGAACTCCGGGTAACGGCTGCGGAAACCTGCAACGTCCATCAGGCGGCTGCCTTCTTCTTGGAGGTGGTGACGGGCTTGGCAGCAGCAGCGGCGGCTTCCGCTGCGGCCTTCGCGTTGGCGGCGGCTGCCTCTTCTTCGGCCCGGCGTGCGGCCTCGGCTTCGGCGGCTGCTCGTTCAGCTTCCGCTGCGGCCGCCGCTTCCTCGTCCGCGATCCGCTGCGCTTCCGCTTGTTCGGCGGCGATGCGCTGGGCCTCGGCTTCGGCGGCGGCTG